GCAAATCTGCCATCTCCTTCCAGTTCACCACCTCGGTGTACATATCAAGGTCTAAGCCTTTGACAATCTTTTCAATATTCTCCACAGCAACGTTTAGATTCCAGCCGGTATCCACAACGAATGCCAGCGGGCGAAGATGCATGACCTCCTTGGCAATATACGCCAGATAGGAGCTGTCCGCACCGCCGCTTAAGCCTAAAATACAATCATAGTCGCTGTTTTTCCCGGCTTTTCGAATCTGTCCTGCAATTTCCTCCAGCTCATCCAGCCTGTTTTCATTGGGCTTCCAGAAGGGAGCAATATTTTTATCAAAATTTCTGCAATGGTCACAGACGCCCTGCTCATCAAAGGTAATCTTTGAATCTGTCGTATCCATCACACATCTTGTACATCTTTGAAATTCTCTCATATTCATTTCCTAACTGATAAACATGGCATCTCGGATGTTAAAAGAATGTAACCAAAATCGTACATTTGTAAACATCCGTGTAATCGCCTTACTCATTCTCTGAATAGCTGTATGTGCCATCCTCCTGGAGCATAATCGTTCCGATTGCATCCACGATACAGCCCTCATTATCTAGCGTTCCGTAAGTAGCAACCATTGACACTGAACCTTGAAACTGAATGCCCGTGCCATCGTCACATGTGATTGTTACCCAGTTATAGCCGCTTTCGTCAACAACCTCATTACAGAACTCCACAAATTCCTCCATGGACGTTGCCTGCAGAAGCTCTTTTGCAACAACAATTTCCGCCCATTCGCCGGTAACCTCTGTCTTTGTTCCGTTCTTCACTTCATGTTCTGTAACCGGTGCGGTCATAAGAACATTGATGCTCTCCGCTGCCTGTTCTTCAGTATCATCTTCTTTTGATTCCTCCGGCTGGCTCTCTGCCTGTTCCGGCTCCTGGGTTTCTTCCTGGCCCTGCCTCTTTATTTCCTCTGCCTGTTCGTTTTCCTCTGAACTTTCTTCCTGACTTTTCCCCTGGCTCATAGCGTCATTCATTCCGGCTTCTAACCCCTCCGAAAAGCCACCACACCCACAAAGGGCTACTGTCACGCACAAAATCATCATCCATACTTTTAAATTCTTCATACGTTTATCCCCGTTTCGTGTTCATTTTTTGTGTGACAATCATTATACCACACAATGAATAATTTGACTATCTCTAAGTTGCCGGTATCAGTGAAGGCTGACCTGCTTCCCGATCTGTGTGTTGTATCAGCTCCGAATCGTCAAAGATATTACCCACCAGGTAAGCATAATCCTCCGTGCTCCCCAGCGGCATAGATTCTTTTACTCCGTATAGTTCTGCAGCGTCTTTTGATACCGCAAAGAATCCCACGTTTTCCATCCATGCTTTATCTTCCGGACAGAAAGCCATGTATTTACCGTAGCAGATTTCAAACAGCAGTCCATCCAGGTTCCGGTACACATCGCCCTCAAACAGAACATTTCCCGGAACATCATGCTTTCCACAGCATCGTGTGACCGTTTCCGGCTGCAATTCTTCCCACATAGGGAAATTCTCCTCGTACCGTTCCAGAGCCTCCTCCCAGCCGTATTCCATTGCCAGATAACCATTTTTTGTCAACTCCCTGTCTTCCAGACCGCAACCCATAACAATGCCATTGTAAGCAGGACGTTCTGCTTCCAGATACGGCGTTGTCAGTACAAAAGCCCTGTCTTTGATGCAGATTACGGCTCCGATAATCCAGTCACCTGTCTTTTTCGATTTACCCCTATATAATTCCATTTTAAGCCTCAAAACCTCCTAATTTCATTGTCACATTTACTGCTCTTATTTACTTTTCCTACTGAAATAATTTTTGTTGATAGAAATCGTTTACAGTGAACTGTCTATCGTAATTCATCCAGACAGTTTCCGCTCTGTTTCCACCATATTCGGCGTGTGAGCGAAAACGCTCTTTGTGCCAGCCTTTCAGCGAATCATTATATAAGTCTGATTCATAGCCACTTACCATAATCTTTGCCCTGGTTTCTTTCAGAACCAGCAACAACTCCTCATGGTCTGCATCCGTCATTTCATGCTTGTACTGTTTTGCCGTCCTAGTTCCCAGAATGTATGGAGGATCTATGTACATGAACACGTCCGGATAATCGAACCGTTTTATTACCTCCAATGCCGGGCGATTGTCGATCTGTACACACCTCAATCTTTCTGCTGTTGCCAGGATTCTCTCCGGCAGATTATACCAATTTCGGAGGGCATACATACTTTCCCGTCCGTGTACGTCATTCTTCCAGCCTACCCGGTACCCATTTGTCCGGAACCCGTGACCTTGCCAGCATGTTATCAAGAAGTCCACCGCCCTCTGATAATCGTCCGAGTAATCTGTCGCCGTAAACGCCCTCTCATACTCATATCTGGCATACGGCGTTATCGCTACGATTCTGGCCAGCTTTTCCGGATCATCCCGGATGCAGCGAAACAGGTTCGGCACGTTGTTGTCAAGGTCGTTTATCATTTCGATTCTGCTCGGCTCTTTCGTGAAGAAAACGGCTCCGCTCCCAAAGAACGGCTCCAGGTATGTATGATGCTGCGGAATCCTGGCAACAATCTCCCCGGCGATTCTCCATTTACTTCCCGGATATTTCAGAACCGGCTTCATCCGCACCAGACTCCTTTCTGTCTAGAAATGTCTTTACCACTTCGCAGATAGAACGGGCTTTCGCTCCTCCAATACCTCGGATTTCCAGTAACCTTTCTTCCAGACCTATCAGCTCTGGCGTTTTCTGGTTTTCAGATACTGCTTTCACTCCTGCTTCGAATCCTGATTGTCGCACTTCATTAAAGTAGTCCTGCATCTGTTTATGATCCATTTTTCTAATACGGTCATACTGCTTTCTATTCAATGTTCCCTGCTTCATTACTCTTCCCCTCTTTCTTCTCTTCTGGCACATAAAATTCATGGGTGCCGTCTAAAATCTCTTTTTCCTCGTCCGTGAAGAACCAACCGTACCTCTCCAGAACAGCATAGGCTCTCTTGATTTTCTCACAGCGCTCTGTATTATGGTGAAGTTGATAATCATATACATCCGCATTTTCAAGAACATAGCTCATGGCAATCATCATCTGATATTCTAATTTCAATCCGAAAATCTTACTGTTTGCCTCTTCTTTTTCTTCCAGATTGCACTCATAATCTTGCTTACCAGTGAAGAACCTCCGCAAACTGGACATAGACACGTACGTCCCCATTCCTACTATAACATGCCACATTTCCTCCACGACTTCTTCAGTCTCTTTCAGTGGAGCGATTTCCCCAGATATAACATTTCCGATAAACTCTTTTTTTCGAATATCCATTTCTTTCAAAACTGCCCTGATCTGTTTTTTTCTCTTTTCCACCTCCTTACGAGCCTTTTCCTCTGGCGTCTCCATTTTAGTCGGAGTCTTCTTAATAAGACGGATTGCCCTGCCGTAATACACCAAGTAATATAGTTTTTCCTTGTCTTTTTTAGGAATCCGAAGATTTTTTGGCACTTCTTTGTCAAGATCATATTCTTTTACAGTTTCCCATTTTCCAGAATACATTTCCTGTTCTGCTTTTTCCGGAGCCTTTTTTATACCATCTTCATACATCATTTTACAGATAACAGCTCTCCTCTTATCCCTAGCAGCATTTGTGACAGCATTCTGGGCTTTCCAGACAATATCCCTGGAAGAGTTTGCCTCTGCCAAAATTTTGTTCCTGGTGGCGATATCCTCTACCTTTTCCAGCTCATACAAATCTTTGAGAGACAACTGGAAGCTGTCGCTTGACTCTTTCTCTCGGAGAATTTTCTGATCAAGTTTGGCGATATTTAGACGGCGGCGAACCGTAGTTTTGCTAAATCCGGTTTTTTTCGCTATCTGTTCTTCTGTCTCTCCCAGGTCAAGCATCATCTGGAAACCGTTGGCCTGCTCACAGATAGTCAGGTCGACTCGCTGCATATTTTCTTCCAACATGGTAGATACCTGGTCTCTCTTGTCCATATTATCCACAACCCGACATGGGAGCTCCGCAACACCGGCCAGCTTTGCCGCCGCAAATCTCCTATGACCGATAATCAGAGTGTAACCCTCCTCATGCCATCTTCTATTTTCATCCCAATGTCCGGGAATAACGGTAAGGTTCTGCATAATTCCCTTTTTACTGATAGAAGCCGACAACTCGGACAAATCTCCCAGGTCTTTCCTTGGATTATCCGGATGCTGATATATCTCATGTGCTCTAATACTTACGATAACGTTATTATTTACGTTTTCCATACTCATTTTCTCCTTAATCAATGCTATTTTTCTCTTCTTTCAGTTCAATATAAATGTTTCCTATTGTCTTGTAACCCTGAACAGCTACGTTGGTTCTTATTGCCCCGATATATCTGTCTTTGTAAAGAACCTCATACTTATTTCCTGTTTGTGTGGTGTCATATATCGGAGTTAATATCATTCTGACATCCTCCGACCTCCAGTCTTTCCCTTCTTGCCTATCTAAAAGCTCAATGATAGCTGTATCGACAGCTCTGATAATTTGCCTATTAAACTCCTCTATTGGAGAAAACATTTCCGTACTTTCTAAATGCCTTATAGCCTCCTCCTGCTTTTCTATCGTTATATGTGGGAATTCCATGCCTTACACCTCCAGTTCGTCTATTTTCTGTTCTGTGAAATATTTAATCAACGGACTTATATCATACCCCGTAAATACTATGTAAGATTTTTCATATTTCCAGCCAATAGGCTCCCATCTCATTGTATTTTCCATGTAAACCGGGCTGAACCTTTTCCCATTCAGAATTACTTCGCCTTTCCGGATGTAATCCACCTGGATTCCTGCCGCTTTCAGCTCCAGGAGGTGCTTAATAAAGCGCCCCCAGAGCTTATCAATCTTGCCTTGCTTACTGCATATATAATTCATTTAAACTGCCTCCTTTACTTCCAAAAGCTGTAACGAGCTTCCCGGATCGTAAATATAATAATCTGCTCTGGCAACCGTCTGTTCGTAGCTTTCCTTTCCCTCAAATTCATCAACAACCGCCCTCTCCTCCAGTTCCATCTGCTGGTAACGCTTCTTGCCATACCCAGGCGGAAGCCAGCCTTTTTGCTGACATCCAAAAATATTTAACTTTTTCAAAAGCTCCTCATTTGTAAACTCAATATGGCAAGTACCTTTCTTGTAAAACGTAACCATGAAGTATTTCAGCTGTATCTTCTTTGTTTGCCCGGTTTTTGCCGCGTGATCCAGCCATATTCCCATGTTTCTACTCTCTGTTAATCCTCCATCAAGGTAATTCAAAGCTTTTTCGATGTCCATTAGCTGTCCTCTTACACGGTAATCTGGATCGAACTTTCCGCTCCAGGAATTAAAGGCGTTCATGTATGGCAGAATAACTTTTTTATTTATGTACCATGCCTTATTCGTTTTCCACCCGTTATAGTAGTGAATATTGTTATTTAATTCATCGATGTACGCATATTGATGCGACAGCTTATCAAATAACTCTACAATGCAATCCTCGATACCCCTGATTAAACTCTGGCTCATTTCAAGCTGTATGCACTTGATGTTGTAGTAGGAGAAATCGTAGTCCGCAAGCTCACTGACTTTTGAATGATACTGACTTTTCAAGTTAGATGTCATTTTTCCGGTAAACTTTGGATTACTGAACAATGCGTTCCAGTATTTCATTCGAACTTCTTTAACGAAAGCATTTGTTGACAACTCTCCTCTGTCTTTTATTTTCATTGTCAAAATCGGGTGCTTATATGCGTTATCTTCTCTCAAATCGTCCAGAATGTAAGGACACATTGCCCGATATTCCTGAATCAAACGCACTCCGCTCTCTACCTCGATATTGTACCTCTGGACAATAGCCTCTATAAAATCATTCGGGGCCAGATCTGTCGCTTTCTGATACACATTTTCCTGTAAGGACTTTTTCTTTAAACCCTCAAAAATAAAACTCTCACTCTCTTTTTCCGGGATATTCACTTTGATAACAGCTATCTCTACACCAGTAGGACGTTCTGCAGAAACAAATTCTCCGCTCATGTATTGAATATCTGCCTCTAAAGCTTCCAAACGCTTCACAAGATCTCGCCTCTCGTTGGTGTACGGATTACGAATTGTTTCTGCGTTTAGTATGCAAATAATACAGCCGCCATCTTTCTGAATTTCCAGAGCTTTCAACAGGTGCTTTGCACCCTCGCTAAAGGGTGGATTCATGATTACCAGATCATACTTTTTGAACGTTTTGTATGTCAGAAAATCATCGTGTACCACACGATACTCTTTGCCTTTCAGCGTATTTCTTAAATCTTGGTCTATCTCGATACAGTCTATGTCCAGGCATTCCTTATAGGTGCGTAATCTATGGTGCTCTTTTATGTATTGCACAATATCGCCCTTACCTGCACTTGGTTCGAGTATTGTTTGGACATATGCCCAATCAACGCCTATTGTTATTTTATCCAGAAGACTTTCTGGTGTTGGATAAAACTCCTCTGCATTATATTTCATAAATTTCAATTCACCCTTTCCACATAATCCACGCTGTTTGCCTTGCATCTAAACTCCGGACACAACGACCTCCACAATTCTTCCAGCTCACTCATGTTCCTTGCATCCAGCTCTGTTTCATCGCCACCATTAAAACCGATTCGGTATGTTTGGGTTCCAGTATCGCCCACGACCACGCCTTTTCCTGCTTCCCTAATTGTCATTCTTTGCACCTCTTTTTCTTGCCCTGGCGGCAATCTTGACTTTTGCGACCGCCACCCCTACTTTTGTATGCTCCGGATTTTCAAACCGCAATTTACTCCGGTTCATTTCCAGATTTTCAAAATTATCGATCAGGATCAGATTCTCGACGTCGCAATTATCCTTGTTACCATCCAGGAAACTAACCATTTTCCTCGGAGGTATCGGACCGTTGTGTTTCTCCCATGTTGTCCGGTGGACAAACTCAAATCTTTCTCTCTGTGTTCCCGTTTCGCTGACTTTCCTAACCAGATAACCGTCTGTTGTGTGGGTGTATTCGCCTACCTCCATGTGGTTATGAGGAACATGCCCTTTCCGGAACATCGTTGCTTTGCATTTCTCGTACTGATCCGCACTCATTTTCTTACCCTTACTGTAAGGCACATGCCCTTTGGGAAAATATCCAGTCAATCCGCTGTCGATCTTGTAGTGCGAATAGTAGCTTTTTATCTGCTCACGGGTATAAGCGGTTCCAAATTCTACATTGAGCTTTTCTGTCATATCCTTTGGACCTACGCCACGGTGATTCTCCTGAATGTAAGCTCTGACCTCTGCCGGGAATACATCTGATGGCGCTCCTTTCGGGATTCCGCAAGGCGTTCCGCTCTGAATCTTGTACCGGCTCTTTGCATTTTTTATGGAGTATTCCGTAAAAACCATATCATACTTTTCATCGAAGCCCTGTTGATTGATTAGCTCTGTCACTTCCCTGATCGTTCTTCCAGGAACATTTGCTCTCAACCAGTCAACTATTTCGTCCGGCCATTTCCACCTCATCTGTTATCCCCCCGAACGAACTTCAAGCATTTCAGGAACCACCTTTTGTCTCTCATAACCATACTCGTCCATGTGAGCCATTGCCTTGAACTGCAATTCTCCGTTTCTAATGATCTGTTCACTAACTTTCACCATCGCCTCCGAACGTTTTATCTCTGCGTCCAGGGCTTCACCGGTCAGATCGTCATCCCCCAGCTTCTCCAGCTGTGCGAACAAATGATTGTTCAAATCTCCCAACGTATTTTTCATCACTACACCTCCTGCAAAATCGGAAACTTATCTTTCAGGAAGGACTTAACAAACTCTGCGTCCTCCAACGGGTTAATTTCCGGGCCGTCCTGTCGGGCAAACAGCACATCTCCACAAATCGGGATGCCGTGATTCTGGATGCCGTAAAGAAACGATGCAAAGGGATTGATTTCTCTGTTTTTTACGGCTCCGGATTCATCCACAATCATCACGATTCTATCCCGAAATAGATCGTACATGATCTGTGTTTTTACTGTCTCTATGCAATCCGCCCCGATTGCCTTTTCTTTTGCAGCCAGGCTCCACGGAATATCCAGAACCTCAATTTTGTTATCAACGGTAACTCTCACTGTCTTAGCCATTCCTTACTCCTCCTCGTAATTCTCAAATTCGATGCCAGCCAATTCACAAACTACTTCGTATGGGACATCATTTTCATAAGCATGTTTTACCTGGTATCCATGTACAGTTCCGTGCCAGGCAGCGATATGACGCTCAATCTCACAATTCAAACGGTGGTTTCCTCTATCTGCCATTACTGCACCTCCCCTAATTCGATATACTCTGCAAGCTCGTATCTGAGTTTCACTCCCTGATCGCCGGGTAACCGGATCATTTCCCAGCGATTTGCGTGTGTGCTGAACACCATGTACCCGTCTGTACTCATTGTCAGGCTTGCCAGACACTCTGGCGCAATGCCGTACCTTTCCAGGGCTTCACTGATTTTCTGGATGTTGGGCAGCACCTCTAGGCACAGCCCCTTGAAAGCATCTTTTTTTAACAAAATATTGTCTGTTTTGTATGTTCTCTGCATTTTGCTACCTCCTATCGCAATAACCTAACTAATGGTCTTTGCTATCCTTTCCTGTAACTCCTGGTATGAAGCATAAGACGCTTTCGCGTTCCTGTTCTTCCTCACTGCCTCTTTAAATTCGGGGCTGGTCGATTCGTCTGCTCTGTCAACGATCTCTTTTGCAGATTCGGCAATAACGTCATCAAGATCTCTCAACTTTTCCGTCAACAAATTTACAAGCCTACAACGGTCTTTTTCCTCGATCTCATTATCTTTGTACTTTTTGATTTCTGCGTTCCTGAATTCAACCTCCTTAGTCGCCCTTTCAGCGATTCCTTTGAAGTAATCCGCATCCTCTCTCGCTTTATCTGCCTGCTGTTTCATACTGCGACCAAAATCGTTGCCAATATTATCCTCTGCCATTTCAAAGCACCCCTCGAATGCCATGCCGATATAACTGTTTTCTCCCAGATCAGCAACAATCTTCCTAATCTTCTCCAATGCCTTTAACTCCTGCTCCTTTGTTGCAATCATGTTCTATTCCTCCCGTTTCGTGCGTTTATTTTCCTTTGGTGTGTTTCTGTATTTATACTTTAGCGCACTATAGTGCGTTATGTCAAGCCTATTTTTTCTTTTTTTTAAAGTTTTTTGCAAAAAAAGAACGCCCATTTTTCAGGACGTTCTAAATATTCAAAATTGCTTTATTTTTCAGCCTTTTCGCTGATTTGCAGTATATAGCCCATGGACAACAGGATTGCTTCCAAGGAATCATAATACAGATTTTCTTTTTCAGCTGCCGCAAAGAAAGCCTCTTCTGGGAACTCTACTGGCTCCCCATCCTTCCGGACAGCATGAATCTGATAACCAAAAGCGTCCATAATGCGTGTCATGGTATTAAATCGCGGGTTTCTGTTGTTCAGCTTATCCCAAAAATTCTGACGGCTCATTCCTGCCATCGCCGCCGCTTCCGTCTGTGTCATGTTATGATCCTCTATGTGTTTTACGATAAAATCTACTGCTTTCACCTTTCCACCTCCATTTTTAACTATATTACCCACAATTTTAATTGTGGGTCAAACTTAAATTCACATAAAATTAAAAATCGACTGCTAACCTAATGGCAACTCTTTCTCCTCTAGCGAACCCTCCAAAATTTCCTTCACCCGTTTCCAGCACTCCCGGAACAGTTCTTTACATTTCCTTGCATACTTCGACACCGTAATCATAATCGCACTCCCCCTGGCATTTCTCACAGAGCATCACTTTTTTTCCACAAAACGGACAAAATGCAGTCAGGCCATCCTCCCAGACATCCCACCACATAGTTATTTGTCTCTCACAATGAACACACCACTCCACAACATACCCCTCCTCCAGGGATTCCTTTTCTCTTTTTACTCCTGCCAACTCTTTCCGGAGTTCGCTAATCTTTTTTTGCAAAATCCTATTGCGTTTCTTTGCCACCCTGAGACTTCTTTTAGCCTTTTTTGCTGTCTTTTTCTTTCTCTGATATAAAAATTTATACATTATACTTTTCCTGCTTTCCTCAACCTTATGTTCTGTTATGTATAACTCCTGCTCCAGATACGACTCTGCGTATTTGCTGGGTGTCTCACGTTCTTCACAGACACACTCCCAATATTTATCCTCATTCTGTATCAGCCACATATAACCACCGCCTAGCATTCTTCTGGGAGAAACACCCGGACGTACCCATTCTCCGCCTTGACGTAAACCTTTATTTCATCCTGGAACATATAAGCTCCGATTGCCGCCTGCGGATTTTTATCATTACGCTCTGCATCTTCTGTTTCTACAATTCCCCACTGTTTTGTCATAAACTGCAGAACAGCCATCGTAAGAAACTCCATGAAACCCTCCCGGACATTCATTTCTTCCACGATGCCCTCCGACTTCTCAATATGCCAGTTCATAGCCTCCAAGCTTTCTGTTTCTGCATCCAGAATCGCTTTTACTTTTTCGCTGTAATGGTATATATCATCGTATGGATGGAACAACAGCCCTCTGATAAATATTGAATCTGGAACGGTACTCGCATAGTTACCGATCTTTTCACTGTAATACGGCTGACTGTCACCGATGATCTCTATTGTGTCACCGAAAGAAATTACCATTTCTCCATTCACATACATATCCGCTTGCCCCTGGGTAACACTGAACCGGCGGCGTTTTACTTCGATTTCCAGCTTCATGCCATGTACCTCCTATTCCACTTTAAACGTTACTTCGTGACCGGGATTCTCTTTTATCAGCTGAACTTTCAAATCGTCCACCATCATGTTATTGTCAAGAGCTGCCTTAACCACATCTACCAATTTCTTACCGTCCAGGTAAGCCCATACAGTTTTTCTTTTTCTCGGTCTCATACCGCAACCTCCTACTGTTCTACCACTGTGAAACAATTCTTTATTTCTTCCAGGCAGTGACAGCACTCTCCGCCCGTGTATCTGTATATCGCTATGTAATCTCCGCCAAAAAGCGGCTGTATTCCAGAAAGAGTGGCTATATAACCACCATTTCCAACAATCTTATACGGGTAACCATCTTTACGCATCTTCTCAATAAGCTCATTGCTGCTCATACCGAAACCTCCTTTCTTCCTGTGTTCTATTTTGTGATCCTGTTGAAAATGTTGATTGTTTTCTCTGCATGTGCTCTCTTAATGTCGCTCCAGCAACCTTTCCGCTTGCTTCTCAATGTTTTTTCTGCTGCTTCCTTTGAAACAACACCATAACCAGCGGCTTTTCTTAACAACTGCACTTCCTCCGGGCTGAGTCTGACAGCCTTTAATGTACGTGTATTGATTTCAAAACAATCTTTATCTCCGGGCCTCAAGTCCTGACAGACCGGTATATATTCATCATGACCCATATTGTCACCAATGTTCCAAACGAAGAACCCGACCGGGATTTTGTCCATTATCTCAAATACATCAACCTTGCCGAAACTCTCACTATAAATTTTGCCATCTTTAATGATTACATTTTTCATATCTTTTCTACCTCTCTTAGTCCAAGAGACTTTCCTGGGAGATACTGTATTGTTTCTGGAGATTATCAAAAGCCCTCTCGGTTACGGTGTATTCGTTCCAGCCTACCTTGTACTGATATCTTTCCGTCAGGTTCTTTGCTTCCAAAACTCTGTCAAATGTAATACCACGACCTTTCAGTTCTAAAGGTGTACTGATATGGTAATGTCTGCCGTAGTAGCTTCTGGCTGCCTCTATTTGGCACTCTGGTTTCTGTTCACCCATTTCTGGACAATAAATGTATAATCCAGGAGCCTCCGCATTAACCGCCGATTTCAATACCAGTTTTGATAGGTCAGGGCGTTTCTGTCTTACCGGAAACCGAATAATTATTGCCATCTTGATATCCTCCTTATGCTAAAACGTAATTTCTTAGTGTGTGATCTTCCGGCTCATCACTGTCCAGCCACTTGTCAACCCCCTCTGGGTTTCTCTCTGCGATTTCATCCATCAGCCAACCTCTTACTGTCGGAATGTTTTCATCGTTCATATTTGCTGTAAGCTCGAATAATTCACATAAATTTTCTGTATTCATGGACTTTAACTGTTTTAACATGGTGTAACCTCACGTTTCGTGCGTTTGTTTTTCTTTAGTGCGTTTCTTTTTTATACTTTAGCGCACTGTAGTGCGTTATGTCAAGTCTATTTTTTCTTTATTTAAAGTTTTTTCTGTGTATATGTCACTGTGACAGAACAACAAAAATCCGGGTATATATTTAATATATATAATAAATTCTATTTTCTTTTTTATATTGTGACGTTCTTTGTGACAATTACTGTATATGTCACTGTATATGTTTTTTGCATTTACATATAAATAGGAAGAAACTTTTTCAAGACGTTTTCTCCTGGTGTTTTTACTTCTCTTTAGTGTGCTGTTTTTTCACTTTTTTACATCACATGTAGCATATACAGTGAAGTTTTTTCTTGCCTTGTGCATTTAGTACATTTGAAAACTTTGGGATTGTGCATTATGACAGTTGCCAACCTTTTCCGTGAATCCACGAAAATGACAACCTGCGAGACAGTGCTTAAAATGCTTGAATTTGCTTTTTAGACCGCAGATGATATTTATATCAAAAAATTTGTTTTCGTACCGATTTGAAATTTTACCCAAACAGCAACCTGCCGATTTGTGCATTTTTGATATTGCTCTTTTCAGAAACTTTGTTCAACAGAAATGGTATAGAAAAACAGGGGCTCCGGCCACTATGTTATAACATCTGCAATAACAAATGCTATATCCAGTGACCGGCTCCCTGCATGTGATGTGTGATATATTTTTCCTTGCTCAGTCAGTGACCGCAAGTGGTTTTACATGACATTTGTTTACGGGTTACATTTTACATTCATTAACAATCATTCTAACATATAGTCTCTAGCAACCGAAACCGCCAGGAATGAAATTGCCACAAACACCAGCCCCAAGGCTACGAGTTCCAGGACAGTAATTGCAAGTAGTTTCAGAAAACACATGGCTCACAACCTCAGGAACGATTATTTTTTCAGGTAAACACTGGAACTGAAACCGGTGTACTCCACTCCATCAAGCGTTACCTGGATGTAAAGCCACTTCACGCCTCTGGACACACTGTAGAAACCATAGCAGTTTACAACGGTTCCTTTCGGGATCACAACCATGGCTTTCTTGTTTGTGCCGGCTCCGTGTCTCATGTAAAGGTCTGCTGTGGTCTTGTACTCTCCAGCCATGGAGGAAACAGGACCTTTCTGTGCATAATCGGAAGCGGTCACAGATTTTGTCGCACTTGCCTCTGGAGTAGGTGATGCTGGTTTTGCCGCTCCGCCATTCAGGATTTCGTTTACCACTTTCTGAACCTCTGCGTAATTGTAGCCAGCAGCTTTCAGTGCCTTCTTTCTGGCGTCACCATCTCCCCAGGTACCAGCGATTACTTCCCTGGCTACTGTCTTAACGCTCTTTCCAGATGTCTGGACTGGTGCGCTCTGACCGTCTGCATCATACTTCGGACAAATGAATCCACGGATGTATCTGCCATTGATGGAAAGAGTACGTTTCTTCACTGCGTTGGAGTAGTTACCCTCAACAACAACATAATATCCGGCAGATGCGTTAGTTTCCACGATAACGCCTACATGGTCCGGCCATGCCATATTGTCGCCTTCTCCTGAATCGCCCCAGTCATAGAGAACTGCATCGCCAGGCTTCGCAACGTAAGCGTCGTTTTCCTGCCAGCAGCCCATCTTCTTAGCATTTTCAAGAAGATAACCACAGCTGATTTCAATAGGCATGATGCTGGTATATCCCAGTTTGATAGCCAATGCAGACCAGGTACATGCACACCAAGCCCACTCGTACTGCATTTTCGTATTTCTCGGAAAAGTTCCAGAGTAGCTGTTGTAAATGTCGATGATGCTCTTATAAGAGCCGTCTGCCTCTTTTTTCCCCACCCAACTGTTTGCCAGGTTCACTACTGCACTTCTCGTTTTCATGTTGCTTTCTGCCTCCTCATTCTTTGATTCTGTTTTACCGATACAGCGGTCATAAATTTCCTGGCCATATCGGGCTCTCAACTTCTGAACCCTCTCGGACTGATCTGCTGGCTGCTCGTATTTCTTCAGGACCACATCCGATGCTTCCCGGATAGTAGTTGCCGTTTTCAATACCTGCAGAACAGCTTTGTACCCCTTCAGCTCCCAGAGTGTGAAGTCCAACTGCATCTGATTATCGCCAATACTCTTACCTGCACTTTTGGCAAAATTAAGCAGGTTTTGTTTCCGGTTCCAGTACGTCCACTGCCCAAGCCCATACCCGGCTCCGTCACGAACAAAATTCGTGTACGAACCATTGTCCACCGCTTCGGTGTATGAATCGTCCGTATGCCCTAACTTTGCCTGGAAGCTGTTCTGGAGATTCCGGGAATTAAAATTACTCTCCGCTCGCAAATTTCCCATAAGTGCCGCTGCCCCGATTTGCGAAAGACCACCTGCCACCAAATAATTAAACATCTGTTTTTCTGTCATTGTCTGCTCCTTCCCTGAAAACAGAAAAAGCCCAGGCTTTTAAGCCCGGGCAATCCTGATCCTGTTATTATTTTTCTTCGATGGTCTCCACTTCGGTTTCAACCTCAATGGATGCCCCGGCGTTTGCGGAATCAGTCAATCCCTCACCGATGATGTACGCTACAACAGATGCTCCAGCCATGATTAAGGCCGTGACCTGTGTTGCTGTGTTCTCTGTGCCGCCAGTGGCAACGATCATCATGGAAACAAAGGATGCTACTGCTGTCCACAGTTTGCGGCTCGTTAATTTTCTTTTCCAGTTAAATTCTTTCATCATGTTACAAATTCTCCTTTGATTAATTTATACCTCAAAAGCCATTATAAGCTCATGGAGGATTCTTAGATAATAACGTGAGTAAATTATCTACTCACATGGCAAAATGCCAAAATGAGGACATTTCAGACATTTTCAAAATATAGCCTCGATGCCTTGCTTCGCCAAAAAGTCTTTCTGTTCGTGCTTTACTTCTCTGGCATATTTCAGGGCAGCTTCCGTCTCACCGTTTGTATGACCGTTTTTTAAAGCGATAGCCGACGCCTCACCTAAGGCGATAGCCGCACCAATCCCTTTTACCATGAGGAACTCCTGTTGCTCCCGGATAGCTTCTTTCTTTTCCCTGTTTTTTTCTCTCTTGTCCAGTTTGCGCTCTAGAAGCCAAAAGCAAAATCCGGTTATCCCTGACGGAATGCTCATGGCAACAATCAGCGTTGTAATATCCACTGCTCTTTCAACTCCTTTCTCTAGTTCTATTTTGCGCTCAATTCCCGGTACTTCTAGTTTACTTCCAGATGCTGTCCCAGAGCGTTTCCGACAGTTCAAAGACCGGCTCCGCTACGTACAGATTCAGAAGCTCTCCGATAATGTACCTTTGCCCCTCTATAATGTCATTCTGCAATTCCAGCACAGTTCTATCTCATGTCTCTTGTCTTCCTGCGGTGCAGATGATATTCCGGAAACTCCTCCCCAAACCAGCACCAGCGTAAATAATCATCCAGAACAATCGCTACGGATGACAAGAGGAACCAAAAAACCGTAAAGGGTAAGCAGATTTGACCCAAAATATTAAACGGCATGTTGCTGTAGTCCCATACGCCCCACCCTAACCACAAATTCAGAATGATGCCGGACACAAATTCAACAACCGTAACGATGATAGCTGATAAAGCCATCTGTTGTATAATTGGCATTTCCCAAGGAAACCAGTTGTTTAATCCTCCAATCGAGACAAAACATATCCCTCCCACAAGAAACATGCTCAAGTGCGACCTTCCTCTGAAAAGCAACTCAAGAACTGTGTATATCGCACCGCCAACCATTAAAAGAACCAGTATTTTAAGAAATCTTTTCATTGTTTCCTCCCTGACCTCTCTGAATTAACTCTTTCAGAACCTCGCTCTGAAATTTTTCAGGAATATCCATGCCATAGAAAACCTTCTCCACATCTTCTTTTGCGGTCAATGAACGAATATAAATGCGCAAATCACGAAAATAAGTTACATGCCAAGTTACATACGCCATAGCAGCAGCTGTAATCAGAGCCATATCTGCATTGCTATAGAACTTACAATGTTCTGATTGATCAGAAGAATGCCATGGTATATTCTGCTCTCCAGCAAGGACCTGACTTTGTAATCCGACAAGGCTTGTTTGATCATGATCTGTCAGTGTGAAGTGTTCTGATCTACCGTCTGTCAGCGTCACATTAATACCTTGCTGAATTACGTACTGTTGTGTCATATTCATTTCCATTATTTTAGCTTCTTGGACATCTTGCAATGTCGGTACATATGGTTCTGGTTTCGGTATGGATTCTGTTTCTGGCGGTGTCCATACGCTACCATCATTAGATAAAATGACACTTCCATCTTCCATTTCTCTAAAAATTGTTTTGTAGCTCAAATAATTTCCATAAACTCTTCCTCCTTCTGTTAAAATTTCAAATCCGGCTGTCAGGTCAATCTCCGGAAGTGGCGGATACAATCGCACTAAATTTTGTTTTGAAACCTTCACTTGCATCCGGAAAATCTCCGGAGTTCCTTTGAATTTCACATTGTGCATGCAAATTTCTCCTTTCTTTTTTTATAATGACAAAAAGCCATTTATAAACATTTTCAAAATGATGAATGTTTATAAACAGCTTTTTAAATTAACAAAATGAGAATATGGTTCATATTTCAACCGGCACAGGAAGCTGGCATAAAATCATAAAATATGCAGATGGTACGGCAATACTCCTTGGTCACAAAGAATTTACAAACATTGATTGCAACAACTTAGTATCAGGATGGTATCAAAGCGGACAGTTGTATTTTTCAGATATTCCTGCCGGAATCATCATAAATAACGTGGTTGCAAATACCGGTATTGGTTCGCTTGATGCACGGGTAAGTTATCATCGTACTCTTATTGATGGTAATGCGATCAGAACAGTATTTAAATCAAAGGAATCAATTAAAGGAATCAATACAAATGTATCCATAATTGCTTATGGAACTTGGGCGGAAACCTAATTTGTTCGATATGTGACGCTGAAAGAAACCGATTTTGATGATAATGATGCTTCACTGCTTATAATTGATACTTTTCCATCTTCTTGATAAACTTGCACCTTCCAGTAACAACGTTGACTTGTCGCTTTGGAAATCTATTTTCTCATATTATTAATTTTTATTTTTCTACTTATTTTGTAAGGATTTATCACATATTTCTGCCTAAATAATCTAAATTTTCTATTTTTCCCATACAAAGAACACCCGACACTATTGCCGGATGTAAATAAACAAATTTATTTACTTATTTAGGCTGCCAGATACATCTTATGCTCCGCTTTTACTTTTGACACATCGACCGAGCAATAAATCATCGTTGTGTCTGGTGACGCATGCCCAGCAAGATGTTGCACATCCTGCAGTGGCATCCCTCTATTCGCAGCATTTGTCAGAGCAGTCCTACGGTACCTATGTGGATGTACATTTTTTACACCTGCTGCTTTGCCCAATCTTCTCAGAATTGCTTCAATACCATTCTTAGTTACTCTCTCGTGTGGATTCTTCATACTGACAAATAGTGCTGGATTACCATCTGTACGTTCATCAAAATACTTCTTCAGATGATACACTGTCGTAGCGTTCAAGTACAACATCCGTTCTTTGCCACCTTTTCCCCGAACAATACACTGTTTTTCTGTAAAATCAATATCTTCTCGGTTAAGAGATACTATCTCTGAAACTCTCGCTGCCGTACTGTAAAGAAACTCTAATAAAGCCCAATCTCTTTCACTTCGGCACGCACATCGGAGTTTTTCGCGCTCTTCGTCTGAAAAAGGTTTTTTAATTTTTACATCATATTTTATCGGATCCAATAGTTCCGCTGGACTTTCTGCAATATATTTTTTCTTTCTCAACCATTTAAAAAATGAACGGAAGGTAATTCTTTTTTGATCAAGATACCTATTTCCTAATTTTCGTTCATATTTCTGACGTGCGAGATGCAGCATCAAATCATCATCTGTAATGTCCTGTACAGGTTTCCTGACATCATCAAACAATAATCGCAAATGCATGCAATAGTTTCCAATAGTCCCTTTTGATTTTCCTGATACAGTCAAATACTGTAGATATCGCCTGCAATATTCCCAGTTGTCAATTACTTCTGTAGATACCTCAGCACATTCCTTCTGTAGCTGGATTCCGCTCAGACAGATAACAATAGCCATTTCCAGCTCCTGCATCTGACTTTCATCCAGTACATGCATCATTCGATTTTTTACTTTCTCGATAAACTCTTTTTTCATATAAAAACCGCTCCTTTCTTTTGATATAATCATAGCAAGAAGCGGTTATTCATTTATATTCGTTTCGTTAACAATATGAGAATATAGGCGATACTAAGATAAAGCATGCTACTGTTAAAATTAAATTATCAAATGCTACCTATACTACGATTAATACTGTAGACGAACTAGGAATCGAAGCATCGAGAATAAAATCAATCTCGGCAAATGCACAGTCCGGTGTCGATATGTACAATCCGTCACTGTCAATTGGCAACAATACACTATATTTTTCGTTTTCTAAAGCACTTAACAGAGAGGTAATTGTATATCTTACAATATTTTATGTGTAACAATCAAAAATAAATTATATCAGCCGTGTGACATTTAACCAGCCGATTGCGGATATGTTACTTCCGGAATTTTGTCTTGCTTGCAGTACCACATTCGAAGATTTTTTTGTAATCTCAATAAAGAATCCTATGTTATTAGAATGAAAACCAGCTTGTAGGACATTGATATTTGTTCCACGCCCGTCTTGAGTTCCGTCAATTGATATAAACTGTTCTAATGTACAGTTATTCGGAAGCGTTATTCTAATATTTGTACTTACAAAATACACGCCTTTTTCGAGCCATACATTACAAATACTTGTTAATGCATTATTATTAAGCGTTTGAGTTCCGGTAATTGTGTTATACATCTTGCCAAGATTAGTAATATTCTCATTTAGTTCACTAATTGCATCACCTGTTTGTTTTGCATCTGCAGGGAATCCAATCTCTGTCGCCAACATCGGATCTACTATATCTTCTTTTAATACTACTTTATCTGCATTTTCAATCATGTCCAGTGACGTTTGAGGATACAAATAATCTCCGGTATTATTATCGATAAATGGACCTTTTAATATAGCCATTTTATTTCTCCTTTACTCTACAACTTTGAAAAACAGTTTAGCTGATGTGCCAGTTGCATAACTCTGTCCGATTCTAATATTGTCACCGTCTGCGCCTTTTGCACCGGTATCTCCTTTTGGTCCCTGCGGTCCAGTTGCACCTGTATCCCCTTTTGGTCCCTGCGGTCCTGTTGCCCCAGTGGAACCTTTTTCTCCAGTATCTCCTTTGACAGCAAGCAGCGCCCAATATGTTGTATTGGTCGGCAAGATAGACGATGAAGCTGTATGAGACTTAATACATCCGTATGTATTTCCGTTGTATGTTACAATATCAATATTACCTGTATCATTCACATATGCAGTTCCTGATGCCCACGCTCCTTTTAATCTCATCGATACGCCTTTTGCGCCCGTAGCACCTGTAGCTCCAGCATCTCCTTTTGGTCCCTGCGAACCGGTATCTCCCTTGGCACCTGTAGCACCTTTTATATTTCCTGCATACACCCATTTTGCAACAGATGCTGCTCCTGCTAATGTACAGCGGTATGTATTTCCGGTGCTTGTGTTCAAATACATATCATTTACTAATGCATCCGTAATTCCAGAGTTGCTAAAAACCGTTGCTGTATTTGATGTTCCTGTAATTGCTGTACCGGTGTTCCAACGGCTTCCTCTTGTTCCGGTACTTCCTTTTGCACCTGCAGCACCCGTGGCCCCTGTTTCTCCCTTTGGACCCTGCGGTCCTGTAGCTCCGGTATCTCCTGCCGGTCCTTTTAAAGATCCGTTATTTAACTTATCCTGAAAGGTCTGGCCGTCTGAAAAAGTGACACAATCTGCACTTGTCAGCACGTCCACTTCCTCTAAAACTTCATTTGTGTTCTCGTCCAATAACTGTGCTCTTACTTTTTTCAAACTCATTTTCTTTTCTCCTTCTCTTGATTAATCAATAATTTTTAAACCCATATTGGGACTTACTATGATGTTATTTGTTGATGTTGGTACTTCCAGCCTCCCTGTCACTTTAAATTTTAAATTTGAAGAAGTAATTTTTGCTCCTTCTTGCAGTAAAAATTTTTTATCAATTTGATTTTGTAAATTTCCTGCTGAATCCTCTGATAATTGCTCTTTCATATGTTGAAACCAATTATTAAACTTCATATTCATTTCTGATATAAATTGCTCATATGACAGATTTGACTTATCAGTAAATTCCTTGAAAAACTGATTGAGCTGATCAGAAAATACCGACGTATCAAGATGATTTATTACCTGTGTAACCAATCCGCAAACTCGGCTGTCATATCTCGTATCAGTTATATTGGTCTGTGAAATCACAGTCTGGTTTGAGTTAACTGCTACGGTTGCCAGGCACAACTCGTAATAGTCGCCGGATGCCAGCTGTAATAATTCCGGAGGCACCGGGTTTACATCAGGGGTTCCGGTTTTCACAACGATTTCACACAATCGTTGTAAGTAGTTCGCCCTTAGAATTACCCTGTCAATGCGTTTATAGCTCGTAGGAGCGTCCGAAAGAGTGATAGTGAAGTCTTGTGTATCGTAAGCAAATCTGCCTCGAATTATGCCGAATCCCGGCCTCACTTTTAAGGTCATTCCCTCATGGGCGATTACCTGGAAGCAATCCCCAGGTAAAGCCAGGACACCATCACTGATAATCTTTGAAATAAACAGTGCCAGAAAGTCGGACGATTCAGCCCTATCAAATACAGGCATACCCTCCTCGTCATAGCTGATTATTTCAGAATCAAAAAATCCGTATCGTAAGGACACGTTTACACCTCCCTTTTGATAAGCTGCTGAACCGTAGTAACTTCATCCGTTCCGAAAGTAACGGTCAGCTCCATGGCTCCGCCCTCGTAGGTTTCCATTACCTCTGTTATTCGTTTGTCAGTTGCTACATTGATATCCGTGTTAATGTACGTGGAGTAATCGCCCAGGTCAAAATCTCTTTTATAGACCAGATTTGCATTTGAATCCACGCCACTGTTTACTGTTTCCACTTTCCGATACTCTGCCAGTTTTTCTCTGCCTCTCTGAATCAGTTGTTGCTTGTAAACGGTTAATGAAATTGTATTCCCGTTTTCGTCCTGCTGTTGCAGATCCTTGGCATCTACCCAGATTTCTTTTCTCTCCTCCCCCGGAAGCCTTAAATCAACCGTGATTATGATCCGGTCAGCCCCCTCTCCGGCTCCGGCTACATACGCAAAATTCTTGTATGAGCTGCTATTGCGGTTATAAACCACATTCCGGATATTGTAGAAAGAGTTTGAAAAGATAGCCCAGCTGTTTTCCTCCTGGCTATCTCTCCTGTCTACCCCTTGCCAGACTTCAAAAGCCAGGTCGTTTGTCAGGTAGTCGTATTTTACCCGATGACTGATTTCAAACGTGTTGCCGATTTCATACAGCTTCTCGCTCAAATTCGCTCCGGTTGTCTGAGAATCCAGCGTACCGACTATGCCGGTCACTTCTCCCAGGCGTAAGTGTTTGATGATCCTGTCGCTGTCCGCTGGTATGATTGCGGTATTCTTAACCATATTTCGCATTGCAGTTTCAACGTTCCCAGATAGAATCATTGTTCCAGCGATTATCCTGTCAGTCAGGAGCTTTTCTGCAAAATTTCCCTTTGCGTAGGCTTCTCTGGAGCCATTTTCATCCTGAGCATAATTCACTTCATCAATCACTCCAAGCTCGTCAGCATCATTCCGGTACAGGTAACGTCCGGAGTTTAATAGTTCAAAATAATCCTTTGAGGTGTAAAGCTCAAAACAGCCCAGCTTTTCATACCGCCTCGCCCAGATTAGTGTCCGGAACAAAGGTATGCTACCAAGCGTTTCAAAATCAGAATCCAATACTATCAACTGCATAATCACACCCCCAGATACAGCGGAGTATAATACAGTCTTACGTCCAGATTCGTATAGTTTTCGTCCGCATCATACTCCAGATAGTTGTCACCTTTTTCCAGCTCAAACGGCTGTGAAAGACGGTCTATTTTCTGGTATACATTGCCACCGTTCAACTCTATAACCTGATGCCGCTTGTTGGTATCAATCAGGAGAACATCCCCTTTTTCCATTGCCACCTTAACCCTCATAAATTTTCCGCTTTCTCCAGCACTTGTCCGGATAAGGGTAATTTTCGGATTTGTAACCGGTCCTCTGGTTGCGATAAACTCAATTTGCAAGCCCGTAGGAACGTGTCCATCATTTGGTAGGAACACCTCTTTTCGTAACGTTCTGTAGCCTGTTATCTGTCCCGGAAGCGTTAATCCTTTATACGGATCAGGAACAATCACCTTTTTCTTTACCACTCTCCACGGAAAAGCAATATGCTTACTGTAGTCCGCCATGTTTTTACCAAAATTGTCTATGTTCTTCATGAACGGATCCGGACACATCAGGTCTACCACAATTGCCAGCTGATTATATACGTTGTTTTTTGCAACGAAATTCCAGCCTTCCAGTTCATACTCAATATTTCTTTCCGTGCCGCTGTGGTTTACTGTCAGCTTTCCAGTATATTTCGGATTGAAGAAACTAATGATCCTCTGTCGGTTTAATTCGTTGTTTTTATCATCCCGGAGCGTTGCTTCAATGTGGATGGGGCGTTTTTTGATACGCTTGCCATCCACGGTTGAGCCATCCACAAGGGCATTTTCGGTGTTGCTTACTTCCAGTTCAGAGGCTTCAAGCCCGGTAATTTTAGTAATACCGAACTCTCTTTTTTCTTTTGCCCCAGACATACCGAATTGCAACGACATCCCATTACACTCCAGGGTTAAGTCAATAAATTTAGCCATCCTACTTAACACCTCCTAATAATTTCCTTGCTGCCTCTCTTTGTGTCTTACTTACTTCGCTTGGCGTTGCCACCGGCACGTTGTAAGTGTTATTCTGTTCAAATTTTTCCTCAACATAGGTATCTCCACCACGAGGAACTTCTGTCTCTGCAGTATGTTCCGCGTTTGCTCTGGACCGTACTGTGATCGTTCCGGTTTCCACATCAACCGCCGCCTGCATGTGTTTAGCAAGCTCCGCCATGTGTTCGTCTGTCTGATCGTAAAGCTCTGGCATTTCATCCTCAACACCCTGGCCAACTCCCGAAGGTATCCAGCGACCAACTTCTTTCCTAAATACCTTTGACGGAGATTCAATACCCAAAGTATCTTTTACACCATCTACGATTCCAGAAAAGAAACTTTTGACATTTGATACAAAACCGTCCTTTGCGGCACATATACCGTTCCAGACCCCATTTACAATATCCTTGCCGACCTGGAGCATTTTTCCAGGAAGTTCTTTCACGCCGTTTACCACGGCATCAACCAAAGATTTTGCCGCCGCTTTTCCTTTTGCAGCAAGATCACTCGCCCACTGTATTACTTTCTGAACCGTGTTTGAGAGCCAAATTTGCACCCTTCCAGGTAGCTGTGAAAACCATTTTGTCACTGCGTTAATTGCATTTGAAGCGGCTGTTGTGCATTGTGACAGGAGATTGGCACCCCACTGAATAACTTTATTTATTGTTTCAACCAGCCAAATCCATATCTTTCCAGGTAGCTGTGCAATCAAGTCTATAGCAACAACAATTATGTTCTGAAGGATATCTTGAACGTTACTGGACATTTCCTGTCCCCATGCTATAATCTTTTGAACTGTCTGATCAAGGTGAAGCGCCAGCTCTGCAGGCATGTTTGCAATACCGTTAACAAGACCCTGTACTAAAAAATCCCCTTGCTCAGCCATCACTGTTGAAGGACTGTTAATACCAAAAAATGATTTTATCCCGTCTAGGATTCCAGACCCCAATTCAATTGCTGCATCCTTTACTGCACTAATACCACCGATTAGGCCATTTACAATGCCAGAAATAATATCTGGAATAGCTTCACCTAAACCTGTTACAATTTCAGGGATGGCTGTTATAATCTGCCATAACAAATCCTTTGCTGCTGTGAAAACTTCTGGAATAGCCTGTTCCAAGCCTGTAGCAATAGCAGTTATAATCTGCGGAAGATTTTCAACAATAGCTATGACAATTTCAGGAATTGCCTGAATTATACCCATCAACAGAGTAATGGCTCCCTGCATAACCTCTGGTAATGCATCGGTTAGCCCAGTAACAAGTGCTGTAATAATCTGTGGTAAATTGTCCGCAATTGCCTGAATAATAACGGGAAAAGCTTCGATAATACCCATTAACAAAGTAATGGCTCCATCAACGATTAAAGCTACATTCTGTGCGAAAAAGTTGATAATTGTAGTTATCAATTCGGGAAGTGCTTGTAACAGTTTTTCAATTACTACAGGCAGTGCTTCCAGTATTGCCATAAATAATCGAATAGCGCCTTCCAATAAAACAGGAATGCCATCAATCAATCCTTGAACCAGTTCCATGACCAGCCATAAGGCAACATCTGTCAATGCCGGAAAATTCTTAACTAACTCTACCGCTATATTTTTTACAAGTTCCGCCGCTTGATAGAGCATTATCGGAATTGCGCCCTCAATTCCTCCTATAAATCCTTGTATAATCTGTTTGCCTACCTCTATGATTTGAGGAATATTCTCAACCACGGCACTTGCCAGGTATGAAACAATTTTTGCCGCCGATTCTCCAATTGTCGGAGCATGTGCAACAAGTGTAGAACCAAGCTGTGCTATGGTTTCTTTTGCTGTCTCAATTATCTGCGGTATATTGTCGGCCAATCTGGAAAGAAGCTCCGCCAGCAACGCTACTCCCATACTCCAGAGCAATCCTGTGTTTTCAATCAGTGCCGCCCCCAGGGATGTTACTATGTCCACTCCTGCAGAAGCGATTGCTGGGAGATTTTCGTTTATTCCGTTCAGGAATGACTGGAACAGGTCGGATGCTACGTTAATGATCTCCGGTGTTGCCGATGCTGCTTTTTCTACAATCTGAGCAAAAATATTCCCGACCGTTGAAACTACTTCATCCAGTCCGCCGTTGTTGAAAGCGGTCTGGAGCTGCTGTACCATGTTCTGGGCTTCTTTTACGATGTCTTTCATCGGTTCTTCCAGGTATTCATACAACGAAATACCCAGACCCTCTAATCCTGATTTCAGGATTGTTATCTGACCTTGCAGATTGTCATTCATGGTGTCAGCCATCTGTTTTGCCGCACCGTCACATGAATAAATTGATTCTTCCAGCTTTGCAAAATCTTCATCGGATGCGTTTACGATAGCCAGCAACCCAGACATAGCTTCCTGTCCGCCAAGTGCTGCAGCCATTTGTGCTTTTTCAGCCTTTGTCAGTTTTGAGAAGCCCTTTCTTAAATCGCCCATGATATCATTGAGCGACCGCATGTTTCCTGAACTGTCTGTCAGTGAAACTCCAAGGGCATCCATTGCCGCCTGAACTTCATCCGTAGGCTTTGCCATACGGCTCATGATCGCTCTAAGTGATGTACCAGCCTGACTTGCTTTGATTCCAGAGTTTGCCATCAAACCGATAGCAAGTGCGGTATCTTCCGCCGTAAATCCTAAAGCTCCTGCTACTGGGGCAACGTACTTGAATGTTTCGCCCATCATTCCTACGTTTGTATTTGCGTTGGATGATGCCTGGGCTAAAATATCCGCAAAGTGTGTAGAATCCTCTGCGGACAATCCGAACGCCGTGAGAGCGTCCGTTACAATATCGGAGGTGGTCGCCAAGTCCTCGCCAGATGCCGCCGCAAGGTTCATAATACCCTCTAGACCATTCAGCATGTCCTCAGTTTTCCAACCTGCCATAGCCATATACTGGAGTGCCTCTGCGGATTCCGATGCGCTGAACTTTGTCGTAGCTCCCATTTCCTTTGCCTTGTTTTCCAAGGCGGCTAAATCTTCATTTGTCGCTCCTGAGATTGCCTGGACCTTTGACATGGCGGCTTCAAAATCTGAGCCTACCTTTATGGATGCTACGCTGATTGCCCCTATTGCAGTGGCGGTTCCGGTTAGGATGGCACCTGTAGCCTTTAAACCTTTTTCGGCAATACTGCCGAGGCCGTTAATTCCGTTCTGAAAACCGGAATTATCAATACTCGTGTCAAATTTTAGTGTGCCATCATAAGCCAATGTTATCACCTCTCTTTCGGGCTAAAAATCATCGGCTCATAATGGCACTACTTGATCTGTTTTCCGTTTTTAATTCTTACTTCAAAAATGGAGCGACAGTTTCTCCCTTTGCAAGGAACCATCACTCCGTTACATTCTGCCTCCTTTGTGTAGAAAATCGGCATTTTATAGTTACATGCCGGGCATTCTACCCGGTTCATGTTACTTTTGTCTATCTTTTCAATAGCTACCGCCTCCCATCTACAGCAATCCGGTAAGATCACCGCCGTTGAGCAACGCTTTTTCGATTGAGTTCATCTTTTCATCCTCGCTCTTTGCAACTGGCAGCGCATGTAACCGCTTCATTTTTCGGTAGAATGACTGCTGATCTTTTGACATGTCACTCTTAATCTCTATACTACGGTACTCCATGATCTTTACAAACTCATTCTGATTTGTCAGGGAATTGAACATAGCCCGAAATTTCCACCAGTGCATATAATCTATGTCCTGGAGGTCTATTCCGTACTGCGTCATGAAAGCGGCATAAATATAATCATCGTCATACTCAAAAGAGTACACTCTGGTCTTACCCTTTTTTGCGTTTATTTTCTGGCGTTGTGGATTATCCTCTTTGCCGCATTTATAGAACCACAAAATAGCTTCTACCGCCTCATTGATACTGCCAGGAATAACCGGGTAATACAATTTTAGGGCCTTTTTTGTCTTTTCCTTGGGCTCCAAATCATTATCCTGCATCAGAAGTTCAAACAACATGGAGGTACGGAAATCGGTGCGAATCTCATACTCTTCTCCGTCAACCATCACACTTTCAGGAAGAACATCTATCAGAATATTCATTAGTGTCTACCATACTTGCCTTTACCGTGGAATGCGGCATTGTTTCTGTTGAAATTTTTAGACTGCTGTTTGTTGTTAGCTTTCTGTTCTTCTCTTCTCTGCACCCTGTTTGGAGCATACTTATCTGTGATCTGATCCAATTCTCCCTTACAACTCATAGCCGCATTAGCAACCTGGCCGAATGCTTCCATGTGGTCCTTGATATTACTCTTACCGTGGAAAATCTTATCAGCTGTACCCTCACCGAAAACTTCATCGAAAAAGTCATTTACGATACAGCACTGAACCCTCAGCGCCTCACCTGTTTTCAATCCCTCGTACTGGGTAGGTTCTGAAATACGGTCTTTTACTTTCTGGTTTGCATCTTCGTACTTGTCAAGAAGATCGGCATCAAAAAAATCGTACTCTAACTCAATTCCTAAAACATTAATGTCCATTTATCTTACCTCCCGGGAATTTTCCCAACTCTCTTATAATATTTTCACTTACCATCCATTGTTAGACTCATCAACAAAGCCTTCTTCACCGCTGGTTGCCTCTGCTGATGTAAGCCCCTCTGCTGATGTCTCAGTCACCGGAGTAAAGGTCTTTGTCTTGGTGTTAAATGTGCCTCCGACAAAATCTCCGACTGCATTTAAATTTCCTGAAACATGCATGTCGTTCTCTCCGCTGATCTCTGAAATTTCCGCAGATACAACAAAAAGTCTAGCCGCAAACTCGTTATCTTTTCCGGTTACGGGGTTCCAAAGTTCCACACGAACATACTGAAATTCTGCATCGGAACCGGTACAATGATTCCGTCCTACGTTGTAAAGAGCAATAATTGCTTCCTGCTCCTTGATAAAATCGGATTCAAACGGAAATACCGTTTCATATCCAACAACAGACTTAGAACTGGCCTTTTCATTAACATACTTCTTAGTTTCAGTCTGTGCCCCCGGTTCTTCGTCAAGCGTAGTGAAACCAATACCCATGAGCGCAAAGGACGGTGCATCTGCGGAACCCGTATTCAGATAATCCGCAAAATGGTGTCTTTTAATTACGTTCCTGCTTGTTGCATTACTCATATCATTTAGCCTCCTTGTAATATAATAATCTTAATTGAATCTGGTACCTTGCATTCTCCATAGAGCCGTCAAAAAGGTAGCCAGTTGATGTTACTTCTAACGACTGCGCCTCCATGCTGTCTGGAAGGTCCGGAAGTTCTCCGGCTTTGTTCTTCTCCTCCACCCATTCTGCCAGTCTTTCGTAAAAAGCACTGTTCTGGATGTTCTGAAGGCGTTCCTGGCTGTAAAATTCTCTGGATCCAAATGCAAAAAGGTACTGCCTTATGGTATCTCCATTGACGTACCTTTTAACAATCGGATCGCATGTCAGAACTTCGATTGTGTACTCTACCGGTTTTTCTCCCAGGTAGTCCACTCTCAAACAGCCCTCCTTTAATAATTCGCACGGGATGAAATACTGTTCCAGTGCGTTGATGATGGAATCTGCTCTTGCCATTCTGCTCTCCTACTTCATCAGTTTTCTTGCACCTTTCAGGATGTCACGCTTATATGCAACTTTCATACGCTCAAACCACTTTCCTCCCCTGTGGGAATCGTAGGAACGTGTAATTGCGGTATCGTAATACTGCTTCGCCGCATACGGGGCGATATATTGAACGTTTCCGCTTCCTAGCACGGTGCCAAGTTTTCCGGATTTGTCCAACATACCCGTTTTAAACGGGACCATGGCACTGCAATATCTCAATACTTCGCTGTCAACGAACTTTTGAGCTTTGGAAAAATTCTCATTCCGCCTTGGGGCAAAATTGCTATTCCATGTCAGCTGTGCCTTTACCGAACCGTTTTTTGTGGTCGTGTGGATTATCTGCCCTCTGGGTGTCGTAATTGTGGTTGCCACTATTCACCCCCCACTCTCCAATGCTTCATCCAATCAGAACCACGGCTCCTGTTGTCCGTGTAGTTCCTGACTGTTATCACGTCCGGATATCGCTGTTTCAGCTCTGTTTCTGTGATAGTGTCCACATCTACCAAACAGGGAACGATGATAGCTCCAATCTGCAAAGTCCAGAAGCCGGCAAATTCATCATCGCCCAGCTCGGCGTAGGTTTGCTGCTCTACATACCGTTTCCCAGCCGTGTCAGCATCGACAGGAATCCGTATGGTGTGAGAATCGCTCTGCGAAAGATTCTGACTACCAAAGGCAGATCCCGTTCTGGAGAACAGGCTGACGCCTTTTATCTTGGTAGCAACAAATTTCTCAGTTCGCTCCTCTTTCACATACCGTTTGTTGAAAACGGTAATATCAGCGTTAGTTATCATACCATCTCGACCTCCCTTTGAACAGCAAGCCGGTATTGTCAAGGTAAATCCTTGCTGCTTCGTTCATTTCAACGTACATTTTCTTTTCGGTCATGTCGTTGTATGTTACCGAATATCCGTCTATGTTTTCCGACTTAATCTCTAACGGCTTTTTGCTGTACTGAAACGAAATGTCAGCCATCGCACAAATAGCATCCATCACGAAATCAGGAATTTCCGGGAGCCGCTTAACCCGGTCAAAGGTAATCCGGTGCAGTAGGGCCTCTGCTTTCTTCTCATGGAACTCAAACGCCTCTTTTGGTATTTTTGAACCATGATACTTTCCAGTATAATAATTGTAATCCACGTATGGACTTGTTATTGCCTCGTGGAGCATTTTTAATCACTCTCCCTATTATTTGTTTGCCTGTTTACCGGAAATGGAATGTTTGCCAACATCAGATGCGTTGTTCGCCGCTCTGGATACTAATTTATTTTCCGTTTCCGCCAATTTGCTTACCAGATCATTAACCTGCGTTTTCAAACTGGCGTTTTCAACTGTCATCTCCTCAATCTGTTTATCAGCATTTTCAGCATAGATGTGAGCCTCTGCCAATTTTGCCTCCAGATCAGCAACTTTCAATCTCAGCTGTTCGGCTTCTTTCTTTGGTCCAACGTGTTTGTGAACCATCTTTCCGTCCATAGTTAGGATGTCATACCCCAGCTTCTCATAGACGGAACGTTTTCCATCAGGGATTTTTACTACCCTGTTTGCCTTTTTTGCTTTAAGCATGTTTTTTACCTCCAATCTGTGACAAAGGAGCCATTGCTGGCTCCCGGTCACGAATTATACTACACCGTTTCATCAGGGATTTTCTTCCTGGGCGGCTCCCGGAGTAACGTTGAATGCGATAGCATCAATCTTGTTCGGAAGCAGGAAAACATCCTCGAAAGATTCCTCGAAGTACACCCATTTACCCTCGGAGCCAGCAGAAGGGGGTTCCAGCTGTGCGAACTCGTAGTTGATAGGAGTAATTACCGCCTGCGGATGCACCAGACACATGTTGATCTGAGCTGCAGAAGCGTCAACTGCCCAGCCCTCTGTGAAGTCATAGACAGTTTTCATCATGTCAGTAGGTACGCTTTCAGGGATTTCTACCTCGTCAATGGAAGTGATTGCTCTCTTGATAGCTTCAGAACGCTTGCTTACGTCAATAGTTCTGACAATCTGCTTTGCGTTGCTAATCAAAGTACGGGTTTCAGGTGTTACATAGAGAATACGTCCGGCTCTCGGAACTCTCTTGTTGTCCATGTAGGTCATCATGGTATCGAAAACCTCCAAGATGTTGTCCACAGTCAATACTGTATTATCTGCTGCCTTTCCTGCGGCCTCATAATCAGCAAACAGCTTGGAAATCAGATATGCGTTCATTTCAGGGAACTTCTGCTCTTCATTAAATACTCTGGTAATATTTGCAATGCTTGCAACCTGATTTGTTTCCTGGATGTCACGAGGATGTACCAGAGTGGACCATGTCCTGTGATTATCAACAGTGAGAGGTGTCCAGGTGTTGCTAAAGTTACGCTTCTTAGTGCCGATAGTGTCTCTGTTGCCATCCACACGACCAGTAGTTGTGATTGTAGGAATCTCAATCACATTGGAGTTTACCCAGCGGTAACGTCCGTTGTTAGGTGTATTGAACAGTGCACCGAAGTAGAGAACATATGGGAACTCCTGCTCCAATGCCTGCTGATACTGTTTTGCATAGTTTAATGCTGCCATTGCTTACTTTCCTCCTGTTATTATTTGTCGTTGTTTACCGGCTGTCTTAATCTGGTAAAGCCCATAGTGAACGGATTCTGATTTCCGCCGGTTCCACCAGCCTGACCACCGTTTGTTCCTGCTGCGAACTGTGGAAGATTCGGTTTTGTGATCCCTCCTGCGGCTCCAACTCCTCCATTACTTCCCTGTCCGCCGTTGTCCGGATTGTTAGGCTGTTCGATTACAAAAGCACCCTTGTAATCTTCGCTTTCCATGAGTGACTTCATGTAAGCTATTGCATCTGCTCCGAACTGACCGTTTTCCAGTGCGTAATTCTTTTTCTCAAATTCTGCTCTGATCCCAGCCTGTGCCGCTTTGGAAGTGTATTTGTAGCCCGACAAGAACATATCCGTTTGATGAGAGCGTTCCTGTGCAACAAGCTTATCCTGCAATGCCCTTGTGTCGGCGTTGTATTTGGTTTCCCAGTCTTTAGTAACCTTCTCAACGTCCGCATCCTTGAGCTGGAGAGACTGGATTGTGGTATTTGCATCAGTGAGCTGCTGCTTCACTCCGGATAACTCTGTTTCCTTAGCATCAAATTTTTCCTTAGACACATATCCTCCATCTGCCAGATTTACGATTTTCACGTTTTTGTCTGCTTGGATTTTCGCAATCAGCTGTTCAGCTGTGAGAGATTCCGGCTGGCCGTTTACAGTTCCAAAAAATTTCTTTAAAAATTCGTACATGGTGTACCTCCTTGTATTCGCTGATTTTGTTTATATTCCGGTTCACTCCGGCTCTGCTATCACGGGATATATCCGCCCGTGACCGGAAATCTGAGTAGTTTATATGCCATTCCTCCAGGGCAAATAAAAACGGGAAGCCTCCAAAACGGAAACCACCCGGGTTTTACAGTGTGATATTTGATTGTAGGTTGCTTCCAGGATGCGTTGTGAGCCTGTGGAGACTTTATTTCCGCTCCTGTGATAATTTGTCGCTTGAACCATGCAAAATGCCTGGAAAAGCCAGTCATTTAACCCATGACTGGGAGATAGTAGGATCACCTCCTCCTTACTGCCCTGTGTAATCCTCGATAACCTCGATGTCATACTCAATAGCACACTGGTTTTCAATTCTACAGCCTCGTGCGTCCTCCCAGCCCTTTGCGAAATAAGCTACATCTGCTGTTGACAGCAATTCTAGGGATTTTCCCAGGAACCAGAGCGGTCTTGCCTCTGCTGGAGCGTTCTGAAAGAATGAATCAATCACTTCTACCGGTTCTCCAAGTTTACGCTCTGCACTCTTGATAGCCTTTTCTCTCACAGCAAGGATTTCCTCGTCTGTTTTGCCTCTCATGGGCTGAGAAATAAACAGTTTCTTCATGGTTTATACCTCCTTTCCGATGGCCTTCATGTAGTCAGAACGGAGAATAGAATACAACTTTTCATCATAGAATTTTCCGTCTATCAGTCGGATGTTCTGTTTCTCTATTCCAACGATGCTGCCACCGTATTTTTTACACATCTTGTCGTAGCTTTTCTCAATCGGATTACCTACGATAACTGAAAACCTCAATTTTCGAAAACAGTATTTTTCAAATATGTCTTTCAGGGCATTACCCAGATCCACCGAAAATGTTACGGATGGTTTTTTCTCAAAATTCACTATGTTCAGGGCATAAGCAACATCTCCGCTTGATCTGTCTATGGAGTACCCAATATAACCAATCACTTTCCCGTCTCTGACAGAAGCAAACTGATGGTTTACCCATGTTGAGTTACAAATTTCAAAGTCCTCAAAGTAATTCGCACAATGATAATACTTGTAATCATCTACAAACCATGTAGAGCGAAGCTTTTCAAGAACTTCGTCTTTTACTACAATCGCCGGTATCAGCACACTGTCACCTCCTATTTGTTTTTCTTAATAGCCCAGACAGCTTTCTGGCTGACTGATTTACCAAAATTAACAATTCTGCCAGAATCATCCTTTACCGCATATACCTGTGTTCTGGCAGAATCAACTGGTCTCCCGGTCTGTTTGCAGAAATCTTTCATTTCCGCCTCTATTTTTTTCAGGTTCACGCTCTCTGCAGCAAATTCCTCTTTCATGGAATTCTCAAGAGTAGCGTTTGGTGCCGCTTTTATTGCGGCGTTATATCCAGCTAGAAGCGTTTTGGATTCTCTGACTGCTCTTTCATAGGCTCTTTGCCTCTGGGTACATTCGTATTCATCCAGGATTTGCTTTTCCCCGGATGGCAAAGTGTAAACATGCTTCCTGTTGGCATATCTGGATAATGTTGTCTTGCTATATGCCGGTTTTGAAAGACCAGGAAAGAACATGTGAAAACCGTGTCTGCAATTCCATCCGCACAAGCCCCCTCCAGTTCCATATCCGGTAGCTTCAACAAACTGCCGGTACCTACGGTCTTTTCCGGAGATACAGAATACTTGCCCTTGCCAGCTCTCATGATTCAGATAACCAGCTCCAGTGTTTCTAGCTCCCACATGGGCGGATGTTTCGTAATAATCACAGCACATATCCTCCGAATATATTTCCGTAAGTTTTCCTGCGGTCTGGTTTACCCCGGTCAATAGTGATCTGCGAACAGCAATGTCCAGTTTGGAAGCATGACCGTTTGAATAATAAACCTTGCCCCCCTCAATAGCCGCCGCCCTGATTGCCTGCTTCATTGCTTTCTGATATGAAAAAGCCCCAGATGCTACTTGCATGTACGCCATGTTTGTAGATTCCAGGTATAGGCTCTGTGCTGCTACAGCTGTTGTGCCAGTCAAATTATTCAGGTTTCCCTGCGTCTTTTCGATAGCTGCCGCCAAGGTTTGCATCATAACTGGCGATGTGTTCAGCGTAATAGGTGTTAATCCTGCAGCTGTCACAAACTTGCTCTCATACGCTAGGGATACAACGCCAGCGTCGTTGAATAATTCCTGAATGTAAGTATCAGAAAAACCGGTTATTGTAGCGACTTCCTGTGTAATCTCCTCTAGGAGCTTTCCGGATTCCTGGACCTGCTTTATCTGCCACATAGCAGAATCGGTCACTCTGCCAGTTTTGGCAATCCTCCGGGCGATGTCCTCCACAATTTTGATGTTCAACTCGTCATATATCCCCAGGACACTATCTGCACACGCCTCCAGATATTCAGGTGTCAGCATAACAGCACCCCCTATTCTTCAGGAGGATAATTGCCAACTCCAGGCGGTACTTCCGGTATCAGTTCCTTTGCCTCCTCCTCGGTGCATCCGAAATACCATGCGTAAAACTTCTCCAGTTTCAGCTTGCCAGCCAGAACCATAGCCCAGCGGCGTGTATATTCAAGGTTCGTATCTTCCAGAACTCCATCACCCCAGGTTGCTGTCTTTTTAACATCCCCCTCTGGAGATAATCTGTACAGCGTGCAGAGAACTCCCATGGCGTAGATCAGATGGTCGAAACCGTTATCCCACGCTTTTTGCATCCTGGAAACCACTGTAAATGATCTCTGTTTCGATGTCCTGATCTCCTCTGCGGTCTTTTCTATCTGCTGTGGATCTGAAATCGTACCGTAGGACAATCCGCAAAGGAACTCTATTCTTTGGAAATACTTATTCAGTCCGGAGAACAGTGCATTGTCTCTGATTTCCGGAGCGTATTCTTTCAGGAATGATTCTTTGCTTTCAAAATCGAACGCACGGTATAATCTTTCACGTCCTTTTGGCAAGATAGGTTTACCTTTTTTGTCGCTGTCGAACATATCAGAAGATGCGTGAACTGCCGCCTCTGTCGCTTCGTACTCCCAGAGAATACGGGAGAACTGTTTGTCAGCCTGTTCAATTACCTCTGTTGCCCTGGAATATACTGACGTTCCCAAAGGGGAATACGAATCCAGGTTGTTTGCTCTTGGTACTTTGATATATACAAAGAGCGGTTTTTCCAGATTGTTGATGATTACCGGCTCCTCAGACAAAGAAGCCCATTCCTCAATTTCTGTCAAAGGAACGGGCGTCAAATATGGATGCTCTACCGAAATGTAATCATCATCAGCTATCTGGCTATTCAGTTTTTCGGAGCGGAAAGCCTTGTTTATGATTGTGTAGTCAGTTCCTACCAGGCTGTGACTTTCCAGCCGTGTATATACGTAATCTCCCTGGCGTTTACTGTCCATGAATATAGCTCCGGTAATTTCCTTGTTGCTGTTGTAGGCTGTAGGAAAGAAACGATCTGCCTGAGTAAAATCAATGTCAATGGTATCTCCTGATACATACGGCTTCATACAGATGCCGCCTTTTGCACAATAAAGCTCCATGTGGTCGCCGATATTCACCAGGTTATTTTTCAACTGCTTATTCATGAACTCCGCTCTTGGGCTTCCCTCTAATTCCAGCTCGAACTCAGTCAATACAAGTCGGGCCATTTCCTCCGATATTGCCGCCGGTAGGTTCAGCGGTATAATACCAGCTTCTCCTCCTCTCCAGGGAGGGTTGTTTCCGTACATCATGGACCACAGCTCAATGGCGTTCTCCATGACTGCGGAAGTAGCAACCGTAACATTCAGCTGCTTCTCGATATTGTTTTTTGGTATCAATTTACTCCACGCCTTTCTGAAAAAATCTGTTACTGCCAATGCTACACCTCCTATCCGGCTTTTCGCTTGATATATTTCTTCCAGTCATGCTCATACGAATACTCGAATGCGTCCAGGCTGTCGATGTCGCTTGTGCCATCGTCCAGACGCTCCAGTTCCATATTTTTGGGATTCCACACGGCCATGCTGATTGCTTCTTGGAGCGTGTCGCAATCCTCGGTATAATAGAACCGGTCTTGTGCAGCTAGAGTTGTCAGTGTGAAAATACGGTTTGTAATCTGCTCTTTCTTGGCATTCTCAACTTTGATGTCGCCCATGCCATTCTTAATCAGGGCACTTCTCAATCCCTGTTTAAGGACCTGCTCGGCAGAATCACAGTACACATGGGTTACTCTTCCGTAAGTTGCTATGATCTTCCTGATAAATGCAACAAACATTCTGGCCAAATCGTCTGGGTCGGTTCCCTCGGCATCGTGCCACTCAGAAGCCAGGGCAATCAACCTTTCATATCCTATCGTAGCTGTGGATGCAACAAAAGCGTGTCCGGAGCCATTACCTCCAAAGTCCACACCCACGTTTATATCCAATAGCTGATTCTGCTTTTCCAGCTTTTTTACAGCTTCTTTTGTTATCAGGTATTTGTTATCGCTTGCTGCTATGGAAGTTGCCAATTTAGTGTAAATAAGACCTTCCGCAATACTTCTCTTACCCTCTATGTCCCGGATATACCAGATACTTGTGGGATCATACTGACTCACAATCTCCTGGAGACGTTCCTGTGTGATATTCACGTTCTCAAAAATATTAAAATGCTGGTAGTTGTAACCGCCCAGTAATTCTCCTGTTTTTGCTTTCTTCTCGTAAACATCCAGGTAATCCACATAAATCGGAGCCTTTGGGTGCTCCGGGTTTAAATCCCAGAAAATTTTACGCCTTTTCGCCGCAAGCTGACGGTTGAATGCCTCTTTTATGGTGTTGTCATGATGCAGATTAATCTCTGTTGCAATCCACATACCGTAGGAGTTACCACGGATTTTCTTGAAACTGTCGGAGGATTTACCCCCAGCAAAAATGACTATCTTTTCTTTGTACCCGGTGTCCGGGCCTTTGATTCTCAAACAGTCATTGTCTTTATATTTGCTCCACCGGCACTGGCCTCTGAAAATGTACTCCAGACCGAAGCCGTTAGCATCACCAATATTCAGTTTTGCGTTCGCCATAGTGGAACCGGTGGCGAGGTGAATTTTATCGGGGCAGGTTTTTAATTCATGAGCGAAAGCGTACACATTATCAATGGTCTTTCCGGAACGAACAGCTCCCTCCAGGATGTTGTAAGTATTGAACTGACAAGCGTAGATATAATCCATATGTTTCTGACTGAACTTAAACGGTATTGTCTTTTTCTTCCTAACGGTCATATATCAGATCATCCACATCGCTAGTATCTTCGATTTCCTGATTCATACCACGCTCTTTGTCCTTTTCATACTTAAACTGTCGCTCTTTCAGGTTTGTTTCTGGATTATATCCAGCTGTATCTCTCAAAAATTCAGCTGCCCGGACATCGCCAGTTGCTATCGCTTTCTGGAAGATACGCACCATGAGTGCCATCTGGTTTGTCATATCCTGCTCGTCAAAGCCCATTATTTCAAGATTCTTAATCGAATTCTCGCCGATTGCTGGCATATTCAGGAGCAGTTTTGCAGCTGCTTTCATGTCTCTTTTTCGCCGCCTTGCTTCTCCGGATGCCTGACCACCTTTCCGCCCCGCCTCCCTCGGTTCCCTCTCGCTTCCGAACTTCTTTAAGTTCTGCTCATTTGCCATCTCACCACCTACCAATTTACTACGAAAAAAGCATCCTCCCGTGTGTGAGAAGATGCTTGCACTCGCTTTATTCTGTTATGCGGTCAGGAACCAAATACCTGGTGCAGAACGGCTACCCCTCCGTCTATGCACTCCTGGATGTTTTTGCCTATGCTCAAATAGAAATCCGGATGAACCATGCACTCATACGCACGAACCATCGTGTCGCTCTGCTCCCTGGTTATTCCCAGGCGGAAACTCTTTGCTATCCTCAATGCGTCTTTGTAACGCCCCTGTCTTACCAGGCCACGTACCTGATCTGTTTTCTTTACCATGCTGGCTCCTCCTCTCTGCCCTTGCATCAGGCGTAATTAAAATTTGTTTTGATTCCCTCCAGGTCAAAAAAAGAAAGCTGCTTATATTGCAAGTCTGCCTCCTCCTCTCTCATGAAGTCCGCTTTTGTCTTTCCTGCCCTCTTTCCCTCCAGGGTGTGGCAGTCATAGACATATTTCGGAATTTTATCTCCGTCAAGTCTCTGGAACTCTGCCAAGTTGATTTGTCTGTCCAGCCCTCTCTCCAGGTTGAACAACTCGTCCTGAGTAAAATAATTTTTCATATCTCCGGCTGATCTGTTCTTATCGTCCATTGCCTCACATGCGAAGAAATCAGAATCTCTGCTCTTTGTGTGATACAACAGAATCGTGATTGCCTTTGATATAAAAATCTTTGTTCTGTCATTACCTTTCTTCCCCTTATTCACTTCCTGGCTCGCCCAATACAGTGCAAGGATTTCCTGGGTGCATTCTCCGTAACAGTCCTCTGCGGAGATTACCAGCGTTCTTTTCCAAAGATAATGCTCGTAACGGTCGAACAATTCATTCGCCGCATATCCAGCCGCCTTTACGTCACATCTCCTAATTGCTTTCTGGTACAGACTGGACATCGTAAAAAGTGAATGTCCGCTTTTTGTGATTAACTGATTATATGCCATGTTCATTCCTCCTACAAAATGATTGTCAAGCCTCGGTTTTTCCTTAACTTGAGCTTAACTTTAGCAGTTTTTCACATGATTTCAAGGCGAAATCAACCGATTTTTTTCAAATATGCCTTTTCAGCATCTTGTACATTTTCTGTACTTCCCGGTAACTTATCTTTTGACATTTATACGGCTCTGGTTGGTTTTGAAATTGTGGTCGTAATACTTACCCCACTTATTTTTCATATACTCTACCGTCTGATTCAACGCCCTGGAGTTTTTATTCTCATTGTTGCCTCCGGCGTTCTTATCGTACTCGTTCTGCATACCGAAATAATCCGGAATGATGATAATCCTGTTCTGTAACAACTCCTGCAGAACAAAATCCGTGTCCTCTTTTATGTAGGTCATGTTATCAAACCGGCTTTTCAGAAACTCTTTATTGAACCAGCAGATTCCTCCGGTAATTCCTTTGAACAGGAACTCGGCGTTAAATTTCCGGACATCCCCGGTCATGGTGCAGGAAGCGAAGCCCAGTCTCAAATCACTCAAAATCTGTGCCACCCTTTCAAACTCCATGTCTATTACGTCCTTGTCGGCAATCTCAACTTTGTTGTTCTTGCCTTTATATATCATCCGGGAAATATCATCATCGCATTGGATCACAATATCCTCCGGCGTGTTGTCGATGATCCACTGTCTGACTTTTGCCAGGCTGTTGATTTCTTCATCCGGACCGGTCAGGATTTTTGTTATACCAGCTGCCCGGTATGCCTCCTCCTCCGATTCCCGGACTACATAGGTGCAATCATTCAGGACGTGCCAGGTCATGATCCGGTCGCTGCGCTTGTACGATGGAACATAGATTCCAACGGTTTTACATGCTTGATAATCCTGATTCATGGTACCACACCGCCCTTGCCTTGATTTTCTTCTTTTCGTTAATCTTGACTTTTGCACCGTCAATTCCCAGCCTGCGTGTCAGCTCGTTATAATCCATTTCATTCTTACAGACAATCATCACATAATCGTACTTCTCATAATTCAGAAGCTCCATTTCTTTGATTTTCCGCTCTCCTGGGCTGCCCTCCTGCAAGTCCAGTCCTAAATCCATGTTTAAATCCGCTGTCCAGTCCGCCAGCAAGTCCATATCCCACTCCCCGGCGTGGGTGTTATCCTTAATGTTGATTGCCCTCTTTTCAGCTTCCGTATATCCGATCAGACGTTTATACGTTACCTCTGTATCCGGGTTAATCTCATTCAGGATGGTTGCCCTCTGGTTTCCTGCGATAACATCGTCATTTTCATCAATAACAAAGATTCCAAAGTCGCCGAACTGCTCCAGTGAACGCTTCAACTCCTCACGTTTCTTCTTTCCGATTTTTCTCGGATTACCGAAACCGAACTTGATGTCACCCACTCTCATGGTTCCGCTCTCTATTCTCTTTTCCGGTAAACTGTCAATGCTGTTTTCAAAATTGCTCATTCTTTTCTCACCTCTTTCTGGATAAATCAAGTAGGGGAGATTTAATCTCCCCTCTCACATCACCGTACGTGCCCTTCGGCATTTCTGCCTACTATGGCGTCTGCTGACTTCTCACAGCTCGTTGTTACTACGGCTAATAAGACCGCCTATGAGACCTCACGGGATAAGTCCGTGTTCTTTCCTCGCCTATACCTCACGATACAAACCTTGGGAGTCGCTATCAAGTTCGTTGGTAGCTACGCCTATGTGGACTTTCACCACAGAACACGAGCATGCGCGTCATACAAGAAAAGGACCATGCCTCTCAAGGCACAGCCCTTTCTTTGGGAGTTAATTTTGTAGGAGTAGCCGTACTACATGCTGTTAGCTGTTCTCTAATATCCAGGGAGGAGAAGCCGAAATCTCTCCTCCGGAGGGGATAAATGAGCAAGCGTAATCTGTTTACCGGTTCAGACTACGAACAGCCAGCAAGTAGAAACTTGCTTTTTACAAGATAACATTTGCTTAAAAAAAATTCAACGTAAATAAAACGTAAATTATATGCCCTTCTCTCTTCGGTATAGACTAAAGGGGCATTATTAACAGCTACTCCTTTATAATTCTTACCAGAATACCATCTAATCCGAAAATAAGGGCTGTCAAGTCCTCCCTGGCCGCTTTCGCATCATTCTGGATTGTCCGCAACTCCTCGCACTCCATGTCAGCGATTTCCTTTGTGGTCTTTTTCTCCTCTGCTAGATACATGTTATAGATCACCCTGTACTGTCGCTGCTTGGTCTTGGAGGCTGAACTCTCACAGCTCTGGCGGTAAACCTCCAGCATATTGTCCACATGGGTCATAAGCATATTGACCGTAATTACTCCTCGTTTCAGGTTATGAAGCGTCTTATCATTATCAAAAATACCAAACTTTGTCAGAACCTCGATGTCCGCTATCCCGTCATTGACTGCCTCTGCCTGTTCCAACGTATATACGGAATTTGCTGCATACGCTTTCAGGTATGTATATTTCTCCAGGAGAACCTTTGTCTTGTAGAGCATACGGTCTACTTTCTTCCTGGATGATTCCTTATGTTTTTTCTCGTATGCTTCCGCCCCAGCTTCAGAGGCCTTTTTTATCATGTCCTCCAGCTGGGTTTCTGTTATGCTGTAAGTTTTACCGTTTTTTGCCATCTTGCCTTACCTCCCATTTCACTCTTGACATTTTTCACTCTTAGGCTTATATTAATCTCAACCGTTTCGTGAAGTTCAACGAGTGTCCTGGTGGCATGAGTTGGACTTTCCGTTTTTTATTCAGTTTTCCAGCATTCCCGGATTATTTCAGGCTTCCAGAAGGAAACGGGAACGGAAATGGTATATTGCCTACAACCTTTCCAATCTTGATCTCTCCACAATGTGCATGAGCAATCGTAATCTTCTTTTCTCTGGCTTCTTTCTCCAGACACTCCGGAATCTCCAAATTACCATCTACCATGATAACCTGCTCTTTGTCTTTGCCCTCTTTGATTTTCTTTTCCAGAGTTGCCAAGTCGCTCACAAAATCATCACCAAAAATCCTTTTCAGGATATCCGTACCATCCGGCTTTTTCTCTGTATCTCTGCACTTATCAGCCGTTTCTTCCGAATCAGGCTTTGCCTGTTCTCCCTTTAAAGGCACCGGCTCATTGGTGTTGCAACGTCCGCCGCATTCACAAACATGCTGGCTTTCCGCCATAATCTTAACCTCAATTTCAGACATCAGTTTCAGGTGATCATCCGCCGCCTTGCGGTAATCTGGATGTAATTCCATCCGTTTACCCTCTTTCATCAGTCTTTCTTTCATCATATACCACATTTTCTGATAATCCATGCTCATTTACTCCTTTTCTGTTTACTCTCTGTCAGGAGGAGTAACAGAATTACCCCCCCCAGGACCTCTAAGCCCCATGCATCCCATCCGCTCCGCTGTTCTCTTGCGAATAGTTCAATCATAGGACCGTAACTCACTGTTTCTATCATCTGCCGCATACGTTCCGGCTTCTGGCTATGCTCCCTACGTGATTCCATGAATCCGGTCACTCCTTGCTGGCGTTTCCCAGCCACTATCTTGTATGGGAGTTTTTTTTTAGTGGTTCCAAACAAACAATGCTCTGTCATTCCCCGGTAATACTGCCCAGACCCCCCCGGTCTTTCTGCCAAGTTATCGTTGTCACATACTGGAAGCCCCATTCCTCTATAACAGCAAAGGCTTCTTTCAGATGGTTATTTGTCGTCCATAAGTAAAGGTGGCAGCCCTCCGGATGCGCCAAATCCTGGACTGGCAACGTGATAATCTCTGGTGTTTTCATCAGGGAATAGTGGCGATCAGCTCCTCGCTTGATTCTGCCACCGCCTGTTTCCCACCATGGAGGATCTGCGTATATGGTCTTGTACTTTCTATCAGTGTTAAAAATGTCTACAACCATTACTTTCTACCCCTCCGGAAATTCTTAGCATGACGGCATGTTGCAAAATGGGATATGTAGCCGTACCCGTCTGCCTCTGACAGTTCAACGTCAGTTCTTCCAGTCACAACCTTTCCTGATGGTGTGACAATCTTTTCTTTTCCGGTCGGGTCGATTTTGTAATTATGAAACGTTGGATCACACGGCATATTCTTACCTGCCTCTGTTTTTATCCAGACTACCCTTGCACCGCATCCAGAACACTTACCAAAATTTCCATTCACCATATCACTGCCTCCTCTCTTATTTTATTTATTCTTCCAGATCATCATCCGGACCATTCTCTGGTTCCTCATACTCGTAGTCTTCGTCCGTGGCTTTATTATCGCCATCAGGAGGCGTTTGCGATTCCACCTCCGGGTTTTCTCCGCTTCCGTCCATTCTGCTATCGAAATCGTCCGATTCCGCATCGTCAGAACCAGCTTCTCTGAAAGCCCCATCAATTACCTCTCCAGGCAATGCTTCCTCGTCAGCAACAGGACCCGGAAGCTGTTCAACATTCAAATAATCTCTCTCCGGCGATGTTTCGATACCCTCCTGTCTGTCACTGATGTTCATGTTCTCCTGGAAATCCTTGTCAAAAATACTTCGTTGGTCTGTGTTTGCCACATACTGAAGAACGTACTTCTGGAGCTTATCATCCCACACAAGTTCCATCTGCGGGTTCTTATTACCTTTCTGTTCGTCTTTCACTGTAATGGATGATGATACCTTATAGGCAAACTGCGGCAATCTGATCTGACGGCTTTCGCCCTCCACATCCGGATCATGGTTCGGGATGAACTCTGTCTGCATAGTCACATCCATTTTCAGTGTGATAGAACCCTCGTTAGAATCCGTGTCAATCATGCTGCGGAACAATCTCTGCAGAACGGTATTAAATTTCTGCCTGGCATCTTCAAATGTTTCATCTTCCAGGAATAACTCTCTAATGTTTTCCATGGCTTTATTTACCCTCCTTTTTGATATAATCTTGTTTTAAATATGCCCTCACGACCTCTTTACATCGTGGGTTTTCTCTGTCTTTTGTATCTTGTCCATAACAGTCAGCACAATTCTCAAAAGCGATACATTCCACACAATTCAGCGGATCAGTTAAATCTCTTACAGCCTCCTCCATGGTTATACCCTCCCGTAGAACTCCGCCTCTCTGCAAATACTCCAGGTTGGATAGGGCTTTCATCTTACTCATTACCGCTCTCCGCAATATATGTTGCCTCCAAGTCTGCTTCCATTGTCGCCAGAATCAACGGATATTTTTTGATAGCCTCACTTAAAGTGCCATACAGCTCTTTCGGTTCTGTGAATCCCATGTGCCATCGGATAGCGTACCGCTCAGACGGTGTCAGTCGGATGTAATTTTCAATCATCATTACCGACTTTTCGCCATGTCCGTAGGGGATTTTATCCTCCACGGTGTATGCTGGCACAGTTTCCCAGATAAATGATCCGTTACTATCCTTTTTTACCTGTCTCAGCTCCGCTGCTGCCACTTTTTCCGGATCATAGCTTTTCTGGTTCCTAAACTCTGTTGTGTAGTAATGCGTCTTGCAAATATCGTGAAGTAAAGCAACAACGATAATGCTCTCCAACGGAACCTTATCTGTGTCCATCAGCTCCCTCCAGATGTTATACTTGTCTCCGCTGCTCTTTTTGTCCAGACACTCAAATACTTGAAGACTGTGATGGAGCAATCCACCCATGAAATTACTGTGGTACTTGGTAGAAGCTGGTGCGGTGTAAAAATCACTCGCCCGTATGTAAGCCAAAAGATCATTGATACCCGGTCTATCCACTTTCAGCAGAAGCTCCTCAAACTTCTTTATTTCTGCCTGTCTAATTTCCTCTCTGTTTTCCATTATGTTCTCGCCCTCGCTTTCTTCATTCCCTTATCAATCACCCGTTCAAAACGTGATACCCCTTCCGGATCAATAACTTTTGCCACTTGGTACAGTTCGTACAGCCTATTCTTTAAAATCTCTTTTTCCAAGATATTCTCATAATCAGAACTATCCAGACGGAAGCGAATTGCTCCCATCTGCTCCTGAATGCCGCGGATGCGGATTTCCTGGGAAACACCCTCCGGAAGATTCTTGTATCTGTCTACCGGCTGTCTGGAAACCGTCCTGCTATCCTCCAAAAATCGCTCCATGTTGCGGAGCAGGACGAATACCGCAAGGTGCTTCGGATTCCAGATTTCCACTGGCACCAGCAATTTCATTTCTGCGAACGTCAGCGGTGCGTTCAGATTCGTATAACTCGCCACCGGCGGATGCAGATCATTTTCCGATGATCTGTATTCCTCAACCTCGTCTCCGCTTTCCGTTTCCATCACGACACGATGATTTGCAATCCTATTGAAAAAATTTTTTGCTTTATCCATCAGCCTCACTCATAACCTCCACTGTCTTAATAATGATTTCTACCCTTGGTGTATAGGAGTAGAATTTTCTGCACTGACAATCTACAATCTGGGTATCATCCCTGTACGCTATCTGATTCAGACTGTCAGCAATAGCTTTAACCACATTGTCCATATCCGGCTTCTTTGTGGGCCGGAGGATGCCTTTCAGCATTTGCTCCTTAATCGTCTTTGACTTGCTTTTCGGAATGCCGTAATAAGCCAAAATCCGCATATCCAGCATTGCATCATCCGGGAAGCGTTCCTCTGGGTACTTCTCCATGTAAAGGCTTTTTACCAGATTCTCATATATGACCGTCTTTTTCGGTGTAACGTTATTCACCATTGTATTTCTGACTTTTCCAGTCTTTTTATCCATGAAGCCTTTTTCAGAATACAGAACCTTTGTCTGCGGCCTGCCTTTCCCTGTCGGTTCTCCCGGAACCGTGAATCTAACCTCCATATTCCATCACCTAATCCGGAACTTGGAGCGTTATTCCAATTTTTCCCTCATCGACGTGCGCTCTATCCTGTTCTACCACCACTTTCATGTGAGGGTGTCCGTACTTGCACAACCACTTATGTAGAGGATGTACTGCTTCTCTAAAATCATCCATCATCTTTACCATGGTTTCCTGTTCACTGGCATTACTTACGCTTACATGTACTCCACTAATACCATCCTCTATCTTTGCAACCTGTCGTTCCATTTTCCCTATCTTGTTTTTTATGATGTCCTCTCCACTAATCTGCAAGAGGTATTTTACCTGTTCCAGGAGAATTTCAACGTCCGCAATCTCCTCTACAATATTATCGTATGCCGCTCCGGATAAAGGCACATACTTCGCCTCCAATTCTCCGCACCGCATATTCTTTCTCCAGAATTTATTGATGGCCTGTGTCAGTTCTGCCATTTCCTCAATCAGCTGTCTGCTCTGCGGATTGTAGCCATAATGGTCTGCCACGCTTTTTACCATAATCATGAGCCGGCTTATTTCGCCAATCTTTGCCACGGCATCTATATTACTTTGATGTGTCTGCATTTTCTTTATCCTCCGTCACTTTCAAGAAGTAGTCCAGAATTTTACCGCTCTCTGTGCGTTTCCTCTTTCCCTGGCTCACGGTGTACCCGTTCTTAATCAGAATCTGGGCTACCGCCAGTCTGTCCTCCTGATTGTAAATTTTCAGTTCAATTACCGTTTCGCTTTTCGCCATGTTATCCCTCCATATATCTTTCCATCCGGTCATACCGCTGTGCTGCTGATATTCTCCGGAACGAATCTCCGGGTACTTCCACCGGGAAGCACGTCTCAAAGATTCTGTCGTAAATTCTTTTGTACCGGATGTCGTCTACATTCATCATGTCACTTAGCGACAAATTCGTTGTCAGAACCATCGGCTTGGAAGTTCTGGATCGGCTGTCAATGATGTTATAAACCTTTTCCATGGCATAGTCTGTATTACGTTCTGTACCCAGATCATCCAAAATCAGGAGCTTTGCACTGTTCAGCATTGCAATATACCCGGCTTCATCCTGCTTCTCGATGTTCTGGAGGATTTTCACAAACGATGTCATAATTACCGACTGATTGTGATCCAGAAGCTCATTCCCGATACATGCAGCAGTGTAGCTCTTGCCGGTACCTACCGGACCATAGAAGATTACTCCCTGGTTATTAGCGAACATCTGGTCAAACTGTTGACAATAATTTCTTGCCAGATTGTAGGCTCTTTTATTATTCGATGTTATCTGGTAGGTATCGAACCGGGCGTTTTTGTACTTTGCGTCCATGAGCGAAGCATCCCTCATTCTCCGGATGTGTAACATTTCCTGCTCGTGTTCCTCCCGGTCTTTCCTGCGACGTTCCGCCTCTACCTGACATTTGCATTGGCATAAAACCTTACATTCTCCACCAGCTCCAAAAATCGTGCCACCCGGAAATTTAATGACGGTCTCTTTCTTTGTCCGGCACTTTCCGCAATATAGCAAGCCATCATCGCCTATATAGTCACCCTTTACCGCCTCTACTTCGCTTCCCTGGATCAATCCATCCAGGGTGCTTTTCGCCAGCTCACTGATTTTGCCCTTTACATCACTCGTATCTGCCATGCTGTCCTCCTATCTCCTGAACGGATTTCCGCCGATTTCCTGTCCTGGTTCTGCCGCCGGTTGTTCTCCCGGTTTTGGAAGATAATCAGCAAACGACATAGAATCTCCCAGGAACGTCTTGCCATGTTTTATGAACTGTTGCTCTGTTCTTCTTGTCTTGCACTCCATAGCGTAATTGGTCGCCGCCAATAACAACTCCTCCGGAGAATATCCATCTTTCAGACGGGCTTTGTACTTCTTGTAGCACTGCCCTTTGTCTGCTTTTCTTGGATATGCCGCCCAGAATGTTTCAAAGTCTTTTTCATACTTCGGTGCTTTCTTTTCTGGTTCAGCCAGGGTTTCTGGAGCATCAGCTGTAACACCTGTTGTTACATCACATGTGCCGTCACTGTTATCACTACTTTCACTGTCATTTTCCGAATTTTTGTTTCTATAACGTCTCATTCGCTCTGCATGTTTTTTCTTTTCTCCGATGTATTTGTTATAATATGAACGCCACTCGCTCCAATCATGGATATACAGCCCTCCGTCCACTTCGTCAATCCAGCGATTCTGAATGAGGCTTTCAACAACTGTTTCTGCATCAAGTCCAGGAGCTAATCCTGATTTTAATACATCCGCTATGTCGCTACGATCAGCACTTATTATTAACCCATCCATATCGGCGTTATCGATGCCCCACAGCCAGAGGAACACTAAAATCCCCATTGCTTCATACTGCGAACACCCAATTGACTTATAAAGGCTCCTCAACTTTCCGCCTATCATTTTTTGGTCTATGCTAATCCATGCCACTATGTTTCCACCACCATTCTCTATATCATCAAAGGTCTGCTGTTAAATCCAGGATGCCGATAGGATGCATTAGCTTCTTAGTACGGCGGCAATAGTCGCAAACTCCGCATCTTTCCGGTTCTGCTTTTCCTCTTTTTACCAGTTTGATTCTCTCGATGTTATACTTTACCGTCTGCATCGCTTCCCGAAGGAAATTGTTCTGTACATGGATTACCTCAATGTCTGTTGTCGGCTCCTTTGTTGCTGCTGCGATGTAAAACGGAAGTAGATTTCCGGTATTCTGGCGTACGATCTCCTGATATATTGCCCCCTGGATGTCATATCCCCAGAAACGAACAAAATCCAGATACCCTAAATCCTTTACCCATTTATGCTTTTTAATGGATTCCACGATTTTCAGGTCTGTTATAACCAGCTCTTTCAAGTAGGAATCAATCTTGATCTTCCATGGGATTCCGAACAACTCTCCGGTCATAATTACCTGTTTCTCCCCGGACATGCACTGCATGAAGTACTCGTCACTCTCGATTCTCCGGATGATCTCATTTGCTCTCTTATATTCCGCTCTCAACTCACCTTTCTGCGTGAAAATTTCCGGGTTATCAGCCTTGAATCTCTCCATGCTTTCCGAGCCCTCGAAATAACTGTCTACATAACTCCCGACCATAAGTGCAGTAGTCTTTTCCTCCTCATATTCTCCACGGAGTTTTGCCATAGCCCTTGCTTCGCATCCTACCTGACCGTAAGTGCCAGAGAAGTCCTTAAACTGCGATACCGACATAAACTCATAATTTGCTTCCGGAGAATAATAATTTTCAGATGTCAGAATCACGGCTTACACCTCCTCAAAAGACGCACCAGTAAATCTGATGTAGTCTTTGATTTTTACAATCTGCTGCGGCGTTCCGATAATTCTCAATGTCGCAAACTGGCCGCCTGAATATACACATTCCGGATCCGGTGTCTGTCTTATTTCTGACGGTTCTGGTGTGCGTGGTATTTCTGGAGCGGAAACTGCTGGTTTTTCAACATTTTCCGGGTGTACCATTTTCTGGGTATTTTTCAGAGTTGGTACAGCTTGTTCTCTGGCCGCCTGTTCTGCAGCTGCTTTTTCTGCCTCCGCTCTTTCCCTGGCTTCTCGCTCTTCATGTTCACGCCTTTGCTGTTCAAGGATCCTCTGCTCCTGATCCTTCAGATTGTTCATTTTGCGGATTGCGTCCTGGAGCGAAAGAGTATTGTAAAATACCTGAAGCATATCACTCTCGTATTTACTGGAAAAACTCCGGATCGTCTCAATATCTCCGGCAATCTTTTGAATGCCACTGTCGATGCCATCCCTCCAGCTCTTTTTCGTTGCCGTGGCATTTTCCCATCTACTGTCATAAATACGATCATACGCTTTCTGCCAGATCTTTTCCGGAAGTACAGTAACTTTCTGGATCCAGTACGCCTCAATCTCTGCTCTCGCTTTTTCCTTACGGCGTTTTTCGTAATCCCGGACCTGTTCATTGATTGCTGCTATCGGTTTATCAATCAGCGCCACCAGTTCTTTTGCCTGTTTCTCAATGATGCTGTACGGTTCCAGACATTTTTCTTTCACTTCTTTACGTCTGTCCTCGATGGTCTTTGCCAATGCTCTCAGGTCTGCAACGTCTGTTTTTGCAGACTTAATAGAATCATCATCATAGACTGTATTCTCATACTCCATTAAGGAAAGCTCCAGGTCCTTCTTAATTTCCTCAAAGTTCCAGGAAACCACACCTGGATTTTGTTTTACTATTACGCTAACCTCTTTCATCTTCTTTTCCTCCTATCTAAACGGTAATTCTGGATCATAAGCATCATCTGGTATCATAAAATCATCACCTACTGGTGGCTGTTCGTAATACTGATGTCCGCCATACTGCTGCTGTTCAAATCTGAGGAACTCCTCCTCATTCACGGACTGGTTTCTGCTGGCTGGTACCGGCTCTTTTACCTCTGTTTTTACCCTGGCAAATACATCTATCGGTTCTCCCTTATCCGGAAGTGCCACCTGTGCATTTCCAGGCATATTGTTTTTGAACTCCGCATCGCCGCCATCCTCGTAAGCTAACATCTGCTCGATATTATCAAAGTCAAGGTCTATCAGTTTGCACAAGCGTCTCAACACGGTTTTCTTGTACATTTCTCCGGTGGAACTTACCCATGCCTGGCTGTTCTGGGCTTTTGAATAGGTTTTCCTTACGTTCTCTATTTCCTCACTACCCATAGTGTCATATAGCATTGAACCATCTTTGAAAACTACGATTGCAAATGCTCCAACCATCGGTTTATTGGAGAACGGAACCGGTCTGTACGTCACATTCTGAACTCCTGCATCCACGGATTCCTCAAAGAAATCCCCCTCACGGACAACCTTTGCGAATATATCCTTAATCTTGTTTTTGCTGTATCTTTTGCACAGCTTGATCTCGCCTTTGTAGTCGGTCTGAAACTTCATTTCCCCGCCATAAGGGATTGCGTAACATTCCCCGTTGAAGAAATCCAATCCCAAGAATGCTCCTTTTGCCAGGCAAATAGGAATTGTCGTAACATCAACCTTTGAAAGCTGATCTTTCTTTTTGTTGTCTCGCAGCATATCCCGAATCACTGTCATACAGTTAAGGATAAAACGGTCTTTATTAAAACCATGGGGTAACGCTTTCTGATTATCCGTTAGCTGCTTCAACAATCCACCCTGGATATTTTCCAGCCACTCCTTTGTACTCATTTGTGCCATGCTCATTAACCTCCTGTTTGAAATTTTTTTCTATCTCCATTACCGCAAAAGTAAATGAATTTATTGCTTTTCGCGTAAGCCATTCCCGTATCAAGTCCGGTAACAGATACGGCATGTAGCTTTCATCTTTTCCGAAAGCCTTTGCTTTTCGTCTGGCATATGCGACAACCTCCGTGTATTCTTTATCCTCCATCTGGAAGCCATCCGTCTCCAGCTCTCTCCGGATGTCCTGATAATCTACAGCCACCGCTTGATCTCCTTTCTCATATCCCGGTACAAGCCTCTAAGAAGAAATAAGAACGGCATTACCAGCCATTCACCCCCAAACGATATGTACCCTCTGTCAGCATAGGCATATCTCACGGCTAATGCTGTAAGAATCAATCCTACCGATATAAACAACCAATTCTTAATAATCCATCGCATCTTTTTACAGCCCTCCTACTTGTAAAATCTGTGATTACCTACCTGGTAAAGAAAATCTAGGTTTTCACCGTGCCAGCTTATACCATCGCAACCTTCAAAGAACAATGCCCCTTGGCTTTCATCCCAGCCATGTTTCACAAGCTCCAGTGCCTTGTAGCAATCTTCGTTCGGTGTTGTTGTGTAATATCTTCCCTCCTCCAGAGTTACCGAAAACTGGCTTTCCTGGAAAACAACCTCCTCAATACTATCCGGAAACCCATCGCTCCGTACACGATTGAGTACCACCAGCATAACCAGCGCCTTTCCCTCTGTGCTTTCACCCTCTGCCTCTGCCATGGCAACTTTCAGCAGGATTTCATCATCCTCCGAACCACATTCACAGTTACTGGTAAAAGGCTGCTTTGATTCATACGCCTCTATAACTGTTTCCTGTTCTGTTTCTTCCTTGGGTTTTTGCATTTGAACCTCTAAAAATACACCCCTTATCGGCTCTGTTACCACTCCTCTGTTTTGCTCCGCCGCAATGCTTTTCAGGGTAAATGCCAAGACCAGTATAGATGCCTCAACCGCTAGAAACTTCAGTGTTCTCTTAAGAAACATGTTCGACACCTACTTTCAGTGGAGCAACGAAAATTCCCAGGTCAAGCTCCGCCTGGTTTTTTACCGCTTCTATCAGATCAGCATCCGTCTTGATTCCGAACTCTTTCTCCATAATCTCTTTTAATCTCTCAATAAGCTCCATATCCTTTGCCCCTTTCTGTGAATTTCTCCGCCAACATCCTCAGCTCCGAAATAGTTTTTGCCAGATTGTCCAGCATTTTCAGAATTACATCTAACTCCTGTTTTTCCTCCTCCTCGATCTTTCCATCCGCTGCTATGGAAAGTAATTTCTTTTTCACTGTGCGGATTTCTTCATCATCCAGACCGTGCAAGAGGCGTACCGTTATACTCTCCAGACTGTCAATGTTCGTTGCAACCGGAAGTCCTTTTCCTATAGGACACTCATACTTGCAATATTTATTTTTCAGCTCCGGAGCGTGGTAAAGGTCTGCCATCATAACCACCGTATCAACTGGAACGCTCTTCGTTATCCCCAACTCATGGTTTGCCAATGTAGATGGAGAAACCCCGAGTAATTCTGCAGCGGTTTCTCTGCTATTCAATTTGTCATTATATGATGCCGCCTTTTTCCGACAGGCAAAGTAAATATTTTCGTTGCAATTCGTACAGTTACTCTCCATGTTCCTTAAACCTCCGTTACCGTATAATGTCCTTAGACTTGTAATTCACTATCCGCATCCGGTATTTGCAGATAATCGCTAATTTTTTTTACGGCAACTGGGCTATATACCCTGCCATTCAGAACCGAAGAAACGTATGATCTTGTCAGGCCAAGGTTTGTCGCCAGGACATTGACCTCTAAATCCATGTCAATCATCTTTTTTTTCGCTTCTTTACACCAGGGAGAAAGCTTTTTTGCCATTTCAATACCCTCCTTTGCTTTACATTTGTGCGGTTTTAAGTTAAAATGAATAAGATTATATTTTTGCGAGTGTTTTTCGTTCTCAAAAACATTTTACATTTGTTACTATAGCGTACTATGGTGCGTTCTGTCAAGCAGATTTTTTCCTTTAGTGCGTTATTTTGGGAGGTGCGTATGTTTTACGACAATATTTACAAGATATGCAACGACAAGGGAACCACACCTACTACTGTCCTGAAAGAGCTTGGTTTCAGCTCTGGAAACGTGAGTAAATGGAAAAACGGTTCTGTTCCGAACATTGAAATGTGCTTGGCGATCGCCAGAAAATTAAATGTATCTCTGGATTATCTAATAACGCTGGAGGGGCCAGTTTCCGATAGTGCGTTGTCGGATTCGGAACGTGAGTGGTTGCACATCATCGCCCACATTCCAGAGAATAAACAGGAAATGTGCAAAGATTTTCTCCGCACCCACATGGTAGTTCCAGAGAAGTATGCTGATCAGAAAAGGGGATAATATCTCACGATTACTTTATGTGGTATAGGAATAACAAGGATTGGTAATAAAAGCAAATGGGGATTTTTCTTGACAGAACATCTCACTTCACTTACAACAATCTTTCCGCCGGCTTTTGTGCTGTTGACTTCTGGGAATGGTTTTCTTCTCACTCACTAGACAGTGCTACTCGTGGCGGAATTGCTGAATTTATAGTAATGATGTCTTTAGGTCAGTTGCAAGAAAGAAATATATGGGAACCTTTTGATTTGGTGTATAACGGCTTTCGATTAGAAATTAAATCAGCATCATTATTTACATGCAAAAGCAAGATGCAAGAACAATATGTCTACACGCCTAATAGCCGTATCGTCTTTGATATTTCCCCACATCATCGCCATATTTCAGGCGGAAATTGGACTGAACGCAAAAGACATTCAGATTTTTATGTCTTTTGCCTTTTAAAAGATACAGATGCGTGCATTCTTGAAAATTGGGATTTTTACGTTGCGAAAACTGCCGACCTCAACTCACTATTTAATGAGCAGAAAACTCTATCTCTATCCGCCATTAAGCAACAAAGTTTTCCGTTATGTTGCTTTGGCTCTTTGAAAAATACAATAGATTACTTGATAACAGGAGGTGTTATTTTGGAAAATGTAAAACCAGTAATCGAGCTTTTGTTACATCGTGATGAAGATCAGGAAACCTTTGTATTTGAATTACAACGTCTCTTACAATGCTACCAGTTAGCCAGCCGGGATGATAGAAATGTAGTATGGGCAGCTCTTAATAAATATGCTGCTGAAATAGACAAGATTAGCCCCGAATAGGGGCTTTTTCTGTCGGAGGGAATAAATGAGTAGGACAAGAAATAAGAAACCTGGAAATGCCAAATCCGGATCTTCCAGGAAACCAAAAGTTGCTATCTACATCAGAGTGTCAACGCTTTATCAGGTAGACCGGGATTCTCTGCCGATGCAGAAGAAAGACCTGATAGCATATGCCGGTCTGCTGCTGGGAATAGAGGAATACGAAATATTTGAGGATGCAGGGTACTCTGGAAAAAATACCGACCGTCCAGCGTTCCAGGAAATGATGCAGAGGATCCGGAACGGCGAGTTTACTCACGTCTTGGTGTGGAAGATAGACCGCATCTCCAGAAACCTCCTGGATTTTGCAGAAATGTACGAAGAACTCCAAGAACTTCGTGTAACATTCGTCAGCAAAAACGAACAATTTGACACTTCTACCGCCATCGGAGAAGCCATGCTGAAAATCATCCTGGTATTTGCGGAGCTGGAACGCAATATGACTTCCGAACGTGTCACAGCCACCATGATTTCCAGGGCGAACAGCGGTCTGTGGAACGGAGGCCGTGTGCCTTACGGCTATGATTATAATCCGAAGAAAACGGAGTTTTCCATCAGGGAGGACGAAGAAAAAGTCTGCCAGCTGTTGAAAGAAGACTACATAAAGCATAAATCGCTGGTTCACACATCCCGGATGCTGAATGCTGCCGGTTATAAAACCCGTGCCGGTGCCGAATGGTCACCTACGGCTGTTTGGATTATCGTTTCCAGCCCGTTCTATGCCGGTATCTACCGTTACAACCGGTACAAAGGCACAGAACACCGTACAGAAAATCCGGAGGACGAATGGATTATGATCCAGGATCACCACCCGGCAATCTTTACCCTGGAGGAACACGAGAAAATGTTATCCATACTTGACGAGAACGCCCGAAGCAAACAAACCGTCGGTCAGAAGCATCATTCCGACCGTGTTCACATTTTTTCAAAGATTGCCTTTTGTGGGAAGTGTGGCAGCAAACTTGTTTCTACGCCAGGCCGGCTCCATGTCAACGGATACCGGCCATCAAATTACAGCTGTCCGAAACACCGTAAGACCAAAGAATGTGACAACCCTACTATGTCAGATACGCAAGTGGGCGAATTTGTCATAAACTATATCCTGAACATGCTCCATGCAAAGAAAACCTTTTCCTCAATTGAGAATCCAGAGGAACTTGAGCGAACTCTGCTCTATGGCAACACTTTTTCAGAGGTTGAACATGTGGATGAGAATGGACTGCACGAATTTTACAATCTGCTCTCCAGATACGGCTCCGATGATTCTTACAACTTTGCTATCCGGAAACCCCAAAAGAAGAAAGCGGCTGTTGATCCGGAGATAGAAGCCCTCCGGAAAGAAAAGGATAAACAGGAACGTGCCATGCGAAGACTTCAGGACCTTTACCTCTACTCCGATGCTACAATGTCAGAAAAAGATTTCATCATCCGGAAAACGGAGATTTCAAAGAAACTGGAGGAGATCAGCGCTATGCTGGGAATGGTTACAAGAAGCGCAGACAGTACACTCTCTGACGAGGAATTTGTCCGCCAGGCAAGCCACCTCCTGATTTCAAAAGAACTTTCAGGAAAGCGGTACATATATTTCAAAAACCTGGCACAAAGCGTCTCTCCGGAAATTCTCCGGACATATATGGAAACAATCTTGGATTCCGTAATTCTGGTTGACGGTCATGTTGCTGCTATCGTATTCAAAAACGGTCTTACCCATAAATTCATATACAAGACATAAGAAAAGCCAGAGGATTTTTCCTCTGACTCTTTCCTCATGCCCATACTTCCTCATGTGAATACAATTCTTTATTCGCAATCTCCTGTCTTGCCTGCCGGATTGCCTCCACTTCATCCGGAGCAGCCACATCCTCCTCTACAAACTTCAACAAAATTCGGTAAACGGTTTCAATCTCTTTTTCATCTACAATATCAACCAAGCTATGCAGTGTATCTCTACTCATAAATCTTCACCTCCTACAATCCTTTATAAGCTTCACCTCTTGGTAAAACAGCGTCAATAATAATTTCATCATCCCAGATTTCATAGATAACTCTGTAGTCACCAATCCTCAGACGATATAAGTTTGAGTAGCCTTGAAGTTTTTTTATATCTCCAAACGGTATCTTTTCAATTCCTTCCTTTACCCTATCCTTTACTCTTATATCCAAAGACTTAATATTCTTCATGGCCTTTTTAGTATAAATGATGTGTGGCATCTGTACTCCTCCTTTCGTTGACTAAACTTTAGTGTACAGTATTGCCTCACGTCAAGCAGTTTTTTATTTTATTATATCACGAATCCTCGAATCATGACCGTCATTCGCCGTTTGCCGAATACATAAGTGTATTCTTCTCACTGCTCATTATAACACAAAAACCAGAGATTTACACCTCTGGTCTTCGTGTCTTGTTTACAAATGTATAATTTCGGTGTTAAACTATAAACATGGCATCTCCAAAGCTGAAAAACCGATATTTCTCTTTTACGGCCTCCGCATAAGCTGCCATCACATGATCTCTGCCTGCCAGCGCCGATACCAGCATTAAAAGCGTAGATTCCGGCAAATGGAAGTTTGTAATCAATGCATCCAGAATCTTGAACCGATACCCCGGATAGATAAAAATATCCGTCCATCCGCTGCCCGCATGAAGGATTCCGTTTTCATCAG